TTAAAGAACAGTAATATTTTCTGCTTGTGGTCCTTTTTGTCCTCTTGTTTTATCAAAAGAAACTTTTTGACCCTCCTCAAGTGTTTTATATCCTTCTGAATTTATTTGAGAAAAATGTGCAAAAACATCATTTCCATCTTCTCCTGTAATAAATCCAAATCCTTTGTTTTCATTAAACCATTTAACTGTACCTGTCATATAAGTACCTCCAAAATTTTATTTCTTAAACTCCCTGTAATAACCATAATACACTAAATAAAATTTCGATAATAATAAATACATATATTATTTAAGTACTTATTGAAATATACCTGTGTTTAAATTAATTACGATTCATTTAAGTATTTGCTAAGTATACCGCACATTATTAAATAAAGCAAATTATTTATATAGAGTTGTTAATTACCACCTAAATTATCTTTTATTTTATATTTATAAATTTGTTGTCTAGTAAAACCACATTCGCCGCTAATTGCTCCCCTATATCTATTATCTGGTATAATGGAATAAAAAAGGGGATGGTTATATGGTAATATCTAATAGAGAATTATTCGCTTTAATGTACAATAAAGTATTTGAAATTGCTAATAACTATAAGTCTGATTGTATATATGATGAGAAAGTTAAGGAAGAAGTAGCAAGACAGTTCGGTAAAGAAAAAGCTGATTGGTTCTATCATACATGGAAAAAGATATGAGAGCGTGAAGCTCTCTTTTTATTGGGAAATTAAAATACAACCCTTGTTAAGGTTCATATTATAATCATAATATCACAAAAGCTTTAGGAAATAAATATAAAATGTTTAAAGTTGGGTATAATGGTTAATACCATAAGAATACTTTAAAATCACTCATTTATGTTCTAATTGGTGAAAGCCCTGGGTTTGGTCCTGGGGCTTTTTATTTAAATTATATTTATTCGAATTACATTATATCCAAGCATTTAATTTATTGATAAAATAGTATTATTATATAAAAATACTTGATAAAATTATCATAATAATGTAAAATTATTTATATCATATTTTAGAATGGAGTGTTTATTTTGATGATATATAAAAATGCTGATGAGTTAATCAAACATGAAATAACTTTATCACTCAGGCGTACATTATATCCTATAATTCAAATTGGCGAACAAGTATTTAGAGAATTGTATAAAAATAATTATGCTATATTAAGTAGCAAATATTTTAAACCTATATTACCTAGAATACGCACAAAAGCTATATATTATCAATTTGAATTGGATTTATTACCCGAAAATTTCCCTTTTAAATGCAGAATGAAAAAAACTAATAATTTCGGCGAATATGTTCCTGAATTATCAGCTGGAAATATATTTTTACACATTGCATCTGCTAAAGATAAAGACAGTTTACCATCACGTTCAAGGTACAAATTGGAATCTTCCTATTGTAATAATTTCGACGAAAAGCAAACAATCTTTGATTTTACAGATCAATCTAACCCTGCTATTAAAGACGATAAATATTATGGGATTATTACATATGGTGGTGCAGATACTCTTGAATTTTTAAATCTAATTATACCAAACTGTAAATTCGAAAAAATTCTATCCTCCCTAGACTTAAAATTAGAACTTAAATCTGTTAAAATTAGCTCTGAAGATAAAGATACTAAAAAGAAAGGTATTAAAATTCGAGATACAATATTAAAAGAACTTTTAAATGAAGAGAAAAGGCTGTGATAAGAATGGTAAAAAACAATTTTGATATAGTCCCTGCAAGAATAAAAGAAGCAAGAGAGTCTCGTGGATTATCAATGTCAGAACTATCAGAGTTAATAGAAGTAACAAGCCAGGCAATTTCCCAATACGAAAAAGGAATTATGAACCCTTCTGTATTCGTACTAAAGAAAATGTCCAATGCACTTAATTTTCCAATTCAATTCTTTTATAAATCTGAAAATGAGCGAACGTGTGAAAATAGTGCCATATTTTTTAGAGCAATGAAAAGTACTCCTAAAAAAATAAAGAATGCTTACAGCTATTATATTAAATGGGCTGATGATATATATAAGTACCTAAATAAATATATAAATTTTTATGATGTAAATTTACCTGATATAAGTAACTATACCTACAAAGAACCAATTGACAACAAAACTATTGAAGAAATAGCTTTATATGTGAGAAAATATTGGAATTTAGGCGATAACCCTATTCACAATATGGTAGATCTATTAGAAACGAATGGTATTATTATCTGTAGAATCAAATTTAAAAATAAAAAAATTGATGCTTTCTCACAATGGAATAATGGAAAAGGATATATATTTTTGGGTAGTGAGAAAGGTTCTGCTGTAAGATCAAGATTTGATGCGGCACACGAATTAGGCCATTTATTATTACATCCAACTTTGAAAATAAATGATGTATATAAAAAAGATGTTCTAAACAGAATTGAAGCTGAAGCGAATTATTTTGCTGGTGCCTTCTTAATGCCTATAACTTCATTTCCAACGGAGATAATTCATAATTCAGTAGATTATTTATTAATGTTAAAAGAGAAGTGGAAGGTTTCGGTCAATGCCATGATAATGCGATCCAAACAACTCAATTTATTTACAGATAATCAGATAAGTTATCTGCAAAGGCAAATGACTTTAAAGCAAATGTGGAAACATGAGCCATTAGATGATATTTTGCAACCAGAAGAACCTTCAATTTTTAAAGAGGCTTTTGAATTATTATTTGATAATAAAATACTTCATCCAGAACAAACAATTCAAGATATATGTTTAAATAAAGAAGATATTCAATCTATATGTTGCTTGCCAGATGAAATTTTTAAAATGAAACCAAAACAAAAAAAACTTGAATTAAAGATAATTAAATAAACAAATTATTTGTTCTAATTAATAAAAAACCTAGAATTTCATGAATCATCTTTCCTTAACCTAAAGGAAATTCATAATAAATCTAGGCTTTATTTTTTTTAATAATTCCTAATAATCACCTCACCATACCTGTAGTTCCTTATCCTTATACTTCCCCACCAGATTGTAATTTCTCTCAACCCCGTCTATACACTTTCAAAAAAATAGTATGATTGGTTGATAATCATACTATTTGGAGTGTGGATTTAAAAAAAATTAAACTTATTTTAGGTTGTGAAAATTAATTAAGGGGGTTAACCTTATAAATATATGATATATGATTTTATAATACATGTAAATGGTTTCAAGGCATAAAGCTTTCTTTTGTTTTGAATTTATTAAATTTGGATATAATAATTAATGCTTACAAAACTACTATGTTATCTCTTTAATATCGTTTCAATATGTTTTAATCTATAAAAGCTCTGGCAAATACCGGAGCTTTTATTAAATTGTATTGATTGTAAAAAATAAATAAGGATAATTACCCTTATAAGTATAAAATATATTATTTTACAATATGCGTAAATAAGCTATAAGCAAAAAAATATAGTGGCCTGTTAAGACCACTAAAATTAATTCTGTTCCTTCACCTCAATAGGTGTCAAAACCTCTGTCCCTATCTTTGTAACCCCATTACAAACCTCTTTATTTATAGCATCCAATTCATTCTGTGTAAGCCCTGGTATTATTTCAAGCAGCCTTTTCTCCATTTCAGCCTTTTTCTGTTCCCCTGCTTTAGCTAAATCTTTAAATTCATCTTCTAAAGCATAGTACAATCCATTTCCAATATTAAGAGCACGATTGTAATTATATGCATCTTTCTTAGCTGCAAGAGCCTGTTTCTGAACCTCTACTGCATCTGCAACCTTCTTGAGTACAAAGGTTCCTATAATTCCAAACACACCTATAATAAACTGTACTCCCATGCTTAATATTTGTTCTTTCATTTTCTCATTCCTCCATAATTTTTATACTTTGATAATTTAAAAAATGGCTATTTTACTAGCCTTACATAAGAAAATTCTCACTCCATCAGAGAAAAGATAGAATGAGAATTTAAATACTACCCTAGATAAACTTTATTGTCCTTTTCTCTGATGTCACAGAGTCTTAAAATAATAGGCATACAATTGCCCCCAATCAGAACTTTTTTATTTGGATCTAGCGTTTTCAGGTAATCAACTAGCTTTCCAATAGTATCTAACTCTTTTAAGTTTTCCTGCAATTCTTCTACATCTTTTTTTACATCTTCTGCATTACCTTCTTTTACATCCTTTAAAAACTTTTCATAATCCATTTTACATTCCTCCATAATCTTTATAATTTAAAAAGGAGCCTTTTAAGCTCCCTTTTTTATTCATCTACTTTCTCATAGGTCTTTTCAAATATATTAGGCTTACATGGATAGAATTCTCCATTTATGCCCTTTATAATATAATCGCCTATACTAGCTTTCATTCTTCCTTCTAGCGTATTAATATATAAAACACCTTTTTTATATTGATATCCCCTGCCATTTCCTATAAACTCATCAATAGAATTTATATTATGCCCATTATATTTTTTAGCTTCAATTACAACAGGTTTCTTTATATACTTAGCCATTGTTTATCATTCCTCCATTAGTTTCTTATCTAATAAATATGCAGATTTTTATTTATAGGCAATAAAATATAAAAATTATTTTAAATTAGTTATTCAAAAATATATTCCAGGTTTCTATTTTCAAAACTCCATCCGTAGGTCTTTCCCAGTTCTTCTGGAGTTCGGTTACAGCCTGGAACGTTGGCTCGTCATAAATCATATCTGTATAGCTTCCTTTCTTTAAATAACCCCACATTTCTAATTTCTGCTGTAACCAGAGAACTATATGGGACTTGTGACCTTTTGCAATGATATTTCCAATGCTTTTGAGGTTGTCCAAGGTTTCCTGATAGATGTTACCGTCAGTATGTTGTAGTTTAGCATTATAATCAAGATTCATATTGTATTGAAGTGCTGCTATTTGAGATTTTAGTTTCGCATTCTTTACCTCTGTAATCAAAGAATCCACAGAGCTTCCACTTGCTAATAAGGATTTAAACTGTGTCCATTTAGCCCAATTATTAGCACTTAAATTATGTGGGCAATCTTTCCTGCTTGCATCATAATGTCTTACTACATTGCTAATAGAAATACCGTATTTACTCATTAAGCTCCTTACAAGCTGTAGAGTATTATTTATAGTTGTATCGGAAATATACCCACCGGAATTGCACATTTCAATACCTATGGAATTATAGTTTGAAATACCATAAGTTCCATGACCATCTCCACAGTGCCATGCTGCATTAGAATCTTCTACAACCTGATATATAGAAGTGTCATCCACAAAATAATGTGCAGAAGCCTGTCTATCCCCTCCATTGAAATAAGTAGCATTTGCCAGAGCTGTATCCTTATAATTTCCTGTGTCATGCATAACTATAAACTTAACGCTATTCCCTGCTGAATGGTTGTAAGACGATATTTTCCTTGTGATTGGTAACATATTATTTGCATCTCCTTTATTTATTTAATAAAATTCCCATAACAAAAATAGAGACTGTGACAAATATGCCAAGTCCCCATTTGATTGTTGATATGAGATCATCCATCTTTTTTATTAAATTTTTTATGTCAGTTTTATTTTCCCTGGTGTCCTGTTTAATTAAGCTTATTTCTTCATCATGCTTTTTTAACCAAGTTTCATGTTCATCCACTGTATTATTTAGTGTTTTGTGCTTTTCTTCACACAATTTCCCGTCATAGCATTCACTCATAGTGCACCTCCTAGTTTTATGTAAAATAAAAGAACCTGGTTAAACCAAGTTCTTTTGAGTTAGATATTTTCAGATTAATCTTAACATCAATCTTTTTTCTGTGTCTTCTTGCTATGTTTAGTTTTAGAATTATTTTCTTTTCTCTCTTTTTCTTGTTTGCTTCCACAAGAAGAACAATGTTTTTCACCCATAGCACTTATTCCTCCTAAATGAGAATTTACTGTAATATCCTTAATATTTTGTTCAATATAAAAATTATAATGCTATGAAATTAATAGTAAAAATAAGCATTCATTATTTGCTTACGCTACCAATATTTTATTAAATAAATTGAGCATTAAAAAGAGCTCTGGATTTATCCAAAACTCTGAATATTTATCGCATAATATGAAATATTACGAAATAAATAATTAATATCCTAATTGCTTTCCTACAATAATTACTTTTATCCTATCTTTGATAAACTGTCCTCTAATTATTGTAAAATCATTACATATTCTATCAGGACTTTTACAATCTACACAATAGCCTAAAGTAGTACATGGAGTATTTTTCCCTAATCTTTTTGCATCAATTGGAGCAGAATAATTTCTAACTCTTTTTTCTGCTTCTTCTATGTTCTTAACAATCTTATTTATACCAGTTACTAAAATAACCTGTTTAGGCCCATAAATCATTGGTGCAACTCTACTTCCATTACCATCAATATTGTAAAGTTCTCCATCTTCAGTTAAGGCATTTGTACTACACATAAAAGTATCAGAAGAAAAGTTTTTTATATAGATTTGTTTTTTATCTTCACTTGTAATATCTTTTCTGTACTTATCTAAAAAAGCGTAGTTTCCTTTACGCAGAAAATCTATAGTACCTGTTTCAAAGAGTGTCATTGAATCTCCTACACCTACTACAGAATTTTCATCTATAAGTTCTTTTAAAAGTCCTTTTAGTTCAACATCATCCTTAACGAAAAAACCTGCCATATTTCGCTTTCTTAAATTGTTTATAGTTCTTTCGATTTGTTCTTCTAAATACCACAAGACATTATTATCCATCTAAATGTATATCCTTTCGATAAATATAGTTCAACTCTTATTTTTATTATACTAATATCATACTTCATAATATGTTTCTAATTTAATGATACCATATTTTCAAGGCAAAATAAAAAAGCTATCTCTAGCCCCTATTTTGCCTTGTGGTTTTTTATAAAGCCTGCACTACAGTTATGGCAGCTTGTATTAAAGTCCTATCTTTTAATACAATAGCATAATTAGATAATGTATAGTAATAATTATATTTATCATTATCATTATCAAAAACAATGGAAGTATCTTGCAACTTTTGTTGAATTATCGTTTTAGAACTAGAATCTCGCAATGATAGCATTTTTAATTCCAACAGATTTAATAAATAATTCTTATTTATTTCATTTATTTGATTTATAACAGATTTTATTAAATTTATGTCTAAATTAGATGTATCTCCATCAAATAAAGAAATTAATGTTTCTTTTATTGAAGTTATTTGATCTGTTGTTAACGTAACTGCATTTAGAGCAGTTATAACAGTTTTCACACCTTCTGCATCATTTCCTAAAATTGCATTTACCAAATTTAATTTGTTTAACAAAAATACTTTATCATCCATTTTTTTATTACCCCTTTTCTATTTAATATTTTGATTCATTAATGTTTGTATATAAGTAATAGCATCAGTATAAGTAGATGCTTTAATTATTGTAGTGTTATTAATAGTTTTGAATTTTGATGAATCCATAACTTTTATGTCATCAAATATTTTCTGCGCATGTTCTACTAATATTTTACTATTCACAGCAGGTTCAACAATATAATTATCATTAGGTATGGTTTTATTTCTTCTTGATAGTTCATTGTGGATAGCATCTCTAAGTTGTTTAAAATCATTAACCCTAACAGGATTATTTATTGCAATGTTTGAACCTAAATCAGCAATTGTTTGGGCTGCTGATGTTGATTGACAGGCATTATTACAATCTCCTGAACAAGTCCCACTGCAAGATGTGCAACCTGAACATCCACTACAAGATCCACTGCATCCACTACACCCACTACAGCTTCCACTACAAGAACTACAGCCGGAACAACCTGAACAGCTACCACTACAAGTGCCACTACAGCTAGTACATGTACCAATACAGTTTCCACTACAACTTGAACAGCCAGTCGTGCAAGTGCCAGTACATCCAGTTACACAACTTCCTACACAACTTGTACACGCATCTGTACATCCTGTTTTACAAGATCCGTAACATCCAGAGTCACATCCAGAGCCACATCCACCTGTGCAAGTTCCACTGCAATTTCCACTACATGCCATAACTATTCACCTTCTTTTTAGGAATATTTGATTTAAATATTTTATTTAAATTTAATTTCTGGTAAAGTTTATTCCAGTAATAAACATTAGCCAATACCCTGGCTTTATGCATCTCACAGATAAAAGTTGCTTTATGATTGGGGTCGCCAAATTTATCATAATTATATCCTGTGCATAGAGCACATCCAGAAGCAATTTTGCAATCAAGACATTTTTTGTTATCTTCATACTGACACTGTGAAGACATAGTAATATCTTTTAATTTGTTTAACCACATATTTTCTTCTTTCCTATCAAGTCCTTTATAGATATCTCCTATAGGCTGTTCTTTTTGGTTATTTAAAGAGTATTTCATGAATCTAATGCAAGGAAAACATTTGCCATCAGGTGCAATAGCAAGCATTTGTCCGTTACCACCACACCAATTTCTATCTTCCTTTAACGGTTGCCCTATGCTATCATCAAATAAGCTGCAGTAATATTTAGAATAATTCTTATCCTTTAGTAGAAAATCTGCTAATTGCTTCATTTGAGAGTATAGAATTTTGGCATCTTTTATTTGCCATCCTTCTTCAAATACACAATTAGTATATGCTGCCTTGATCCCTAAATTCCATACATTCTGTATGGCTTCATTCAAATACATAACATTTTGAGGAGATAAAGTAATTTTTGTAGAATTAGTGTATCCTTTTCTTACCGCATCTTTAATAGATTTTTCTACTATGTCATAACTGCCAGAACCATCATAGAATTTTCTGCAGGTATCATGTAACTTTTTATTTCCGTCTATAGTTATTCCAAGGCTTACTTTCCCTAAATTCTTTTTAAGGAACTCTTGAACTTCTGGAGAATCATATAAAACTCCATTCGTTGTCATTGATATCATGTAATTGGTAGCCCAAGGACTATCTAATTGAAATGCTCTAAATTTAAAGTATTCTACTATATAATCCATTAAATCTATTTCTAGTAATGGCTCCCCACCAATAAATTCTAATATTACAGCAGGAGAGGTTTTAAAACTGTAGTAGCCATTTATCTTTTCTTCATTAAATAAAAAATCAATAGCTTTCTTTGCTACTGATTTACTCATTCTCCTACCTGTTTTATGCTGCTCATAACAATAAGAACAATTTAAATTACACTTTTCCGTTACAACGAAAGTTATATTTTTTACTTTTAAATCTGGATTTTTTGTATCTTTATAAGTTTCACAATCATTACATATTCCATTGCATTTTTCATAGGATTCAATTAGTGGAGATATAGAATCTTGCCACTGTTCAAAGTCCCTTCTATCTAAATAATATCCGTTCTTAGGTTTAATCATTTATTTTATTTCTCCCAACTTTTCTAATTTGCAATACATTTAAATCATAATTAAAGTTATAGAAAAACTTATTCACCATAAAATATTCATAGGCATTATCTAAATATTTCTTCAACATATCAGACTTAAATAATTCTATTTCTTGGTTGGCTTCGGCATACTTTTCAAGAAAGGCATCCAAATTAAATTTATTTGCCTCCTGTATTGTATTATTTATATAACTCATAAATAAATTATTGTATGATTGAACTTTTATAAATAACAATTGAATTGTATTGGATATATCCTTGTCTATAGATATAAATAATGTTTCACCGACATTTAATTTTTTTAATTCCTCTAATAGATTTTCCTTATTTACTGTTTCCACAATAGCCCTCCTGAATTTATTATTGATACACAGCACCTTGTCCCTGCCATGATGTGCCATTCCATATTTTTATTATATTGTTTGCTGTATCAAACCAGATGTTTGTTTTAGTAGAATCTATACTGCCGCTGTCAGGTGTACTGGATTGAGAAAAAAACTTTGCATTATTTATTTGCTGCCCTATTCGTGCTATGGCATCTGCATTTCCTTTAACTGTTTCTGTGGTTCTTCCTGCTCCTCCTAAATTAACTATGGCATCCGAATTACCCTTTACAGTTTCAGTAGTCCTTCCTGATCCAGCTAAATTATTTATACTTGTAGTATTAGTATTTATTTGATTTCTCAATGCCTGTATATCCTCTTGTGTAGCTAAAGTTACAGATGGATCTATTTTTAAAGTTACACTGGCACTATTGGAAACCTCTAAAATCATTCTAATCGTTATATCTTTAGTACTTCCATCTGTCACCATAGGTTTATATGTTTCAGGATATTTACCCACAGCAAGCATAATTCCGGTATCATCAAATATCCCTACTTCTCTTATAGTAAATCCACCTTCACTAGAAGGTATTACAATTTCGATAATTAACCAGTTAGGATTTTCCGCATCTACTTTAATAGAATTTATATTCCCCTGCCATACTGTATGCACAAGATTCTGCTGTGCTTCTGTGGGGTTATAATAAGTACCGTTGCTGTCTCCTACTTTTAAAGTAGTAAAATTCACCTTTGTTCCTAATGCTGTGGCATTAGCTATCTTAGCTTTTCCCACATTGGTAAGTATTGTATAAAAACTTTCTGCCAAGGCTTATCCCTCCTTTGGATATACGGTTATTGTTTCAGTATTGTTTGCTACTGCTGTTGCAACATTAATTTTCCCCCTGGATTCTATTTCTCTTGGTGTCCATGGATATACTGTTATTGTTTCACCAGATATAGAAGCTGCAGCATAATAAATATTCATGTTTGTTACAGATGTCATCTTATATTTGACAGATTGATGGGACGGTTTTATCCTCTTAACAGTTTTATATAACTCCACTAAATCTTCAGGGAAACCACTACTACTAAGCAAATCAACCTGAAATGTATATGGAGCCACATTTTCTGTTATATGAACACTTGCATTTGTGTAAGTACTGATTATTTTAGCCATATTTAAAGGTGTCATGGGCCATCTAGTCTGAAGCTTTACAATTACCTTCTTTCTTCTTTTTTCTATATCTTCGCTTAAATTCGTTAGAAGCCCTAATCTTTTTTCCCACCATGTAAGTCCCCATGTAGCAGTCTGGGGAAAAAATTGCTTTAGTATTTCATCTATAATACTGTCTGTATTGTCAAATTCACTTCCTATGGCTTCATATATAGATTGTTCTATAGCACTTGATTGTGAATCAGGCGATATATATTTAATCATCTGCTGTCCTCTAGGAGACTCCATTTGCTACCACCTCATTTACTACTGCAACCTGCTCATTTAATGTTATATCTACAGTTTCATCATTTACAGTTAGATTAGAATAATTATCAATTCCTTTCTTCTGCAAAATAAAAGAACCTACTACAGAATCAACTGCTTTAAATAGTATGGTTTCACTTAAATCCACCTTTGTAACATAGTTATTTACTTCATTTTTTATATTTGTAAGTACTTCAGGCGGATCATATCCACTTGTAAATATGAAATCAGCTTTAATACTAAGATTTAAAATAGAGGCTGTTGCAACTGTTACTATTGCCCCTATAGGTGCCAGTCCTCCCCTGTTTTGCCCTGGTGGAACTATTGGAGCAATATAATTCTGTACTGCTTCTATAAGTTCCTGTGTGGCAGTCTGTCCGTTTTTATCAAGGATTAAAACTTTAACTGTACCTGGACCATTCCATTCCGATACAGGATAAGCATACCCTACTCCATCAACCTTCTGTGCCCATCTTATGTAATCGCTATCGGCACCACTAAGCTTCTCCTGCTGTTCTGCCTCTGTAATCCTCTGCGAATAATGGGTATCATCTTCTATATCAGTGCCACCTTTAAATTGTTCCTCATTGGTTACACTTTTGACCCCGTTTATAGGAGTTAAAAGCATAGTTATACTCCCTGGAGGAACATTACCTATACTTCCTGCCTGTGTACATTTTGCATCTATATAAGCTGTTTCCGTAGAATCTATAGTTTTAGTTTCCTGAAATTTATACTCTATGCTTGTCTTGTCTTCCGTAGCAACGGTACAAGCAATTTTACCTTCTACAATTTGGGTACCAGGAACAGCAGTTACTTTTATTTTTCCAGTACTAAATGTAGCCGCATTTCTAGGAAGTCCTTTTAACTCTCCGAGATAATCTAAATATTGATCATAACTTGTTTGAGGAAAAGCTATTTTTAAAAATCTCTGCAGTTTATATTGTATAGTTGCCATTTCATCCGCAGTGGGTCTTGTGTTGTCCCAGAAGAAATCCCCTTCAATGGTATTTACATCTTTAGGAGCTTTTTTAAGCATTCGTGCATGTATGGTATCTGCATTTTCGCTAAGAAAATCGGGCATTTCAAAGTCTGCCATATAATCACCCCACCTTCGTTGTATTATTCATGTCAATTGATTCTTCATCTACGGTAATTACAGTGTAATCATAATACAATTCCCCATTGTTCTGCCAGGTAAAAGCAAAGTCCTTTACATCCTTGGTCATGGGATGAACTATCAATGTATCTGTGGTCATTCTTTTAACTTCAAGTTCTATAGCTTCCCTTGAATACAGTGAATCCGACAAGGTATCCAATTCATGACCGTATAATCTACTGTAAGCTCTAAATCCCACAGGAGTATTCATTGCTTTATTGCACCATTGTTCATAAGCTTCCAGTCTGTTACATCTTGCTAAAGTTCCATCCGGGTTTCTTACAAATTCACCCTTGTTAAAGTCAAATTTATAGGAACCTTTATATCCTGCATCACTATTATTACCACTGGTAGTACTAGTACTTGATGATGTGGTATCATTTGTATAATCACTATCCGGAAATAGATTAGGCATTTCTCACCCTCCCTATAACTATAAATTCACTTCCTACCTGGGCAACCAATACCCTGTCACCTGACTTCAGGGGTTTTAACATTTCTGGAGTTTTTACATTATGTGAATGACTGTATTCTCCTCCAGCAACATCAGTTTGAGTAAAATAATCCTTATCCAGTTTTAAATAGTCAAGTACCTTGTAATCCGTTATCTCATGTTTAAAGTTATCAAGTTTCAACCCTGCTTCTGTCATAGTGCCAAATTCAACGCCAAGTCCCGAAACAGCATTATTTACAGATTTATTAGTGTGGTCTTTCATTGTACTAGCTAGTTCCTCCATCTCCCGCATAAAACTTCCTCCTTATATAATCCATAGTTCCAACGGTTAACTCCATCTTCCCACTGCTTCCCAAAGTGTGTGTAACACTTGCCACATATAGTTCAACGCCATCAAGGCTTACTTTATCCCCTGCCCTTATGGTATTTATATCAACGCCACAGCTTATATTTATATAGTCCTCACCTGTGCTAAAAATGGAATCTGCTTTTTTCTTGGCTTCATCTGCATTTGTTACCTTGTCGTCCTGAACTATCTTTCTTAAAGTACCATAACCTCTGGTTTCTTTTTCATAGATACCAATGACGGGCGATAAGCTTTCATCCTGCTGTGTTCCTAAAACTTTTACCTGGGTTACAGCACCTTCGAGAGAACTGTATTCCTCTATTTCCTCTGCTATGGATTCTAATTTCCATACAGTAGTATTTGTACCTATCTCAATCAGATCCAGTTTATCTTCCTGCATCCTGACTTTGTAGAGCTTACCGCCTTTCTGGGCTGTCTCCTTCAGGTCTTTAAATATCATGTCAAGAATTTTATCGCCACCTCTGTATATATTCTTGGCAAGCCCTATTCCTGTATCTGCAAAAATTCCTATAGGTATATTCCAGTCACCTGCATACCTTGTTATCCTCTGAGTGGCGGTCTGACCCTCTATGTGCTGGTACTCATCCTCTGAATTTTCAAGATAGACTGTTCTCTCCTTACATTCAAGGTTCAGGTAATGCTCTTTTCTGTTTCGATCCCTTTCCCATACAACACCTTTAAACACCCTTACATCAGTGCTTCCATTAAAGGGAGTATCCCATATTTCAATACCATTGCCTTTAACAAACTGTATGCTCTGGAGCTGTTCAGTTTCAATCAGCTTGACTGTGGCCATATATGCTATGGAATCTATGCTTTCCTGCAGGGTAACACCCTCATTTAAATTGCCAACCTTATAATTATCTTTTGCGATTATACTTATCATAGTATCACCTACCTAACATAATCAGTGCAAATCCAGCCTCCATGGTTGCTCCAGTATATATCTGCCCAATTACCCTGTATGCTTCCAATCTTATAGCACTCATCCTTTTTAACTGTTCCCCTTATTCCATAACTTTCTCCAGGTCCATCTCTCACATTCAAAACATCTGCGGTAACTATTATCCACTCTCCTGCCCTGTGGGAATACTTTGCACCACTACTTTCCGTAGTAGTTTGTCTATTATCTTGAAGAGTGGAATCGACCTGGGATATTTTAAGGTCCCTATGTGTCCTGAATGTAAATGTAAAGTATCTGCTATTATTAAGTCCTTCCGGTCTTATCTCTTCATTCATGGTGCTTAATTTTACCAGGCTGTTAAAGCCTATAACAGTTATAATTAATCTTAATGCCTCCTCCTGTTCCTGCCACTTTTCAAGCTTCTCAATAGTTTCTTTTGAATTGGCTATATCTGTATACCTGCAGTAAGGTTCATAGACATCTGGAATTAAGGTTTCCATGCTTATTTCCTTTATTTTAGTGCCTTTGTCGCTTATGTCTATTTCCCCTATGTCCACTATATCGGCAGTGCTATATTTCTTCTCCCTGTTGACTGTGAGACTTAAGGGGTTGACTGGAAAATGGAAAGTCTCACTATCTTTTGTATTTGTTAGGTACACATCAAAATTGCTGTTGGCAACCCTGTCAAGTGCATTTAGTACAGATTTAGATGCATCCTGTATAACATCAACTATATTGCTAAAGTCCAAAAAATCACCCCCTATTCCATTATCTTCTAAAGGTTTTGGTATTATTTTGTAGAATTATCACCTAAAAGGAGGTGATGAACATGCAAATAACATTAACCTATAATTTTAGTTCTGAGTGTCCTTATTTAAATGAACCCCATTGTATATCCATTGACTATATAAAATTTGATATGACTGGCACTGGAATGCCCGGATATAAAAAAGGTTCTTATTTCTGCAATAAAGTAAAAAACTGTCCATATCCTTCAAAAGATAGATGGGGACGCTGTCCTGTTTACTTAGATGCTCCTTGTCCACCTGAGTAAGATGTATCAATTAAATTAGACAGTTTATAAAATGCCGGCCATGGATTGAGGGTTTGCTTGTTTTCGCTGCAATAGTGGCCGCATCCAACACATGCATCAGGTACATTCTTTTTCTTATCCCAGCAAGTAAAAATAAACATTTTTAAGTGACGATAAATACATTCAAGCTCGCCTTTATTGAGTTGTTCCTGTTGCTCCAGTTTTGTATTCATAACTCGTGCCCAAATAAGATAATCCAGACCTGTTATATGAACTAATTTATTCATTACATCTGAATAAATAAAATCACTTTTAAAGCAATCTCTAACAAACTTGCATGTATTACATGGATTATAATCTTCAAGTTTATTTTCCACTCGATCTATATACATTTGTAAATGACTTGCTACACAGAATATTTCATGTTCAGTAAATTGGAACTGCTTCTGAGCTGGTACTTCAGAAGCAGTCTTTTTTTTATTTAAATCTTCATTACTCATCTATCCTCACCTCTTCAAATTTTGTAACGTCTTTCTAAATTCTGTAGCAAATTTCTTTGTGGCTTGTATTACTATGGTATCAATATCTAGGTCACTACTAAAATTATTTTCTACATCAATATTTATATCTCCATAGCTAGTTCCAGCCATAGCTACCTGTGGTTGGGAAGTATAATAACTTAAGTTTTCAGGAATATCTTTATTTTCAGTACCTGTTAAACTTAGTCCAGATACAGCATTTTTTATCCTGTTTATTGAATTTGCAGCCCTTTCCATTAGACCCACAGATTTATTATGAGTTAACACCTGTTCTCCTCCAGTGAAGTCCACAAATTCCCAACCTCTTTCATTTATTCTGGCCAGACCTTTCTTTGCGTTGTCTGTACCGGTTGCATATCCGACATATGAACCACCCTTAAACAAAGGAGTGTTAAAAACACTTCCATATCTACTTTTTATATAATTTATGGCTGCTGCTGCATTGTGTACAGGATTCAATATATTATTAAGCCCCTTGACCATGAACTCTCTAAACGTAGAAGGCAATGTTTGAAGCAATCCTGTTGCATGTTCCCCTCCTACACTTATACTGTTATAGGCCAGTGGATTTCCTCCAGATTCAGCCTGAACTAACCTTAATAATCCAGGAAGCCATGACATAGGTGTGCCTGTTACAGCTAGTGCAGATGCCAACCATCCAGATACATTCCCACTCATGCCACCGGCCATGGATGAAATATCTCCAATCCAGCTTTTTATAAACGATTTAATATCTATAGATGTCATTCCTTTTATAACTCCTTGTGGGATAAATTTAGATAGTCTAGTCATAACCGCAGATGGGGAATGTATTTCAAAGCCTGTCTTGAATTCCTCAATTACTTTATCTGTGAGAATTTTTACTGCACTTGTTACATCTGACGTTGCAGCCCTTATACCCTGTGCAAAGTCGTTCATTATGGCACCGCCATACACATGCCCAGTTCTTGAGAATAAATTAAGTATCGAACCAGATTCATTTGTAACTCTATTCACTGAATTGGTTGATACTTTTTTATTATCTAAAATTCCACTACTTAAATTATCATTTATCTTGTTACCATACTTTTTAAATTGAGTTAGTGAATCATCTCCAAGGGCAATGGAAGTGGATATATTAGCTGTAGCTTTTGCGACTTTACCTGTTCCAGTTGAGCCACCTCCTACAATACCACCGTTGGCAAACATTCTTACTCCTAACATTCTTCCTGCCTGCTGCCATAAGCTTAGTCCTCTATTTCTTCTAGAGCTTGATAAAGGAATAACTGCTTCCGTTCCTGCTTCACCGATTAAAGTAACCTCTGGACCATTTACAATACCACCATTGGCTTTGGTGTGTAATCCGGTTACACTTTCTCCTTTTGTCATAACTTTTTCTAGGAGAGCATATGCAGGACCACCTATATGTTCCTTAAACCAAGTAGAAAAATTAGACCAAGTTGTTTCTACTGTTTTTCTACCAGAACTAAGCTTACTTCCTATCCAATCTCCAACAGTAGTAGCCACACTTTTTGTTGGCTCTCCAATATTTTCACTCCACCATCCAGAGAAGCCGGTCCATGCAGTATGAGCTGTAGATTTAGCGTCATTAAATCTTTCTCCTATCCATTGGCCAGCAGATGAAGCATATCCTTTTACTGGTTCAGACACATTAGTTCCCCACCAAGTTGAGAAGTCACTCCATTTATTTGAAGCCCACGCCTTACCTTCTCCTACTTTATCGCCAACCCATTTCCCTGATTCAGAAGCTTTATTTTTAATTGGAGTAAATACATTATTACTAAGCCATTGACCATAAGGTGCCCAGGCTCTAGCAGCCGCATCTTTTCCCATGGCAAAAGCACCAACAGTAAAGTTTATAGTATTTATGGCACCATTTTTAAGAGGAGTACCTACTTTATTACCAAACCAAGTCCCAAAATTATTCCATGATGTTTGAACGGACTTTTTAGCATTTCCAAAGCCTTTCTTTAAATAATTAACTGCTGGTCCTGTCTTATCATATATCCAATCAAGGGCTTTTTCTCCTCCTATTGAACCTGCTATACTTCCGGCTACTCCTCCTATAGTGCCCCCTATGGCACCTCCTGCGGCCATACCTGCTGCAGTTCCAGCACCGGGAATTATAGAACCTATAACTCCACCAATACCTCCACCAAGTGTGGCTCCTGCTTTTGCACCAGCTACCCCTCCAGCTATTCCTCCGGCAATATTGCCTGCTGCCCCAACAGTAGCTTTTTTCTTATCAGAAGCCGTTGCTATATCAATACCTGCACCCGCGAGTGTAAGCCCTGCACCAAGCAAAGGAACCTTTTTAGCAACCTTTCCTACTTTGCTTAAACCACTTCCCATCCTAGTTACTTCAGATACGTCTTTACCTACATTTTTAACATCCTTTGACTTCTTTACAAAATCATTGTACTCCTTTATAGCTTTATTTAACTTGTCCTGATTTATCTTTCTTAATTTTTCTGCATTTGCGGATTCATTTACTGCCTTTCTAAAATCCGATGCTGCTTTCTTTAAATCAGAAGTATTATCAGCATTCCTAGTAGATTTAAACGTATCTCTGGCTTTGTTATATGCATCTTTCTTTGTATTTGCATTTCTACCAGAAAATTTAGCTTCTTCTCTAGCTTTATCAACATTAGATTTTAATCTGTTTATTTCTTCTGAAAAAGGCTTAGATGCTTTACTGGAAGTACTTGAAGCTTTTGAAGCACTTCCTGCTGTACCTGCCATTTCTTCGGCAGCATTTGAAGCAGTTTTGGCTCCCTTCTTACCAACAGCCCACTTACCTAGCTTAAATGCACCTTTGGCAGCTTTTGCACCGCCTTTTATTATAGCGCCACCACCTGCGGCATATAAGCCATAATCTAATATCATAGCTTTAGTAATACTTTCAGCATTTGGATTTTTTACAGCATTTAAATTAGCATCTTTAAAAGCAGTTAAAAGCTTCTTTATAATTTCATCAGTATTAAAAGCTTTGAGAAATGCATCTAAGAAGGATTTACCTGCTGTATTTCCAGTTTTATTTATATCATCTCCACCAGAGAAAGCATCTAATACAGCTATTATTCCCCCTCCAAGTACACTTCCTATACTAGAACCCATTTCACTGGCAACTTTATTTATTTTAGGTCTACCATCACCACTCCACCAACTTGAAAGAGGTTCAGCTATAACCTTATCCCAAGCAAGCGTTATCTTTCCCCCAAAATCAGCATTTTTCCACTGGCTACTATCCATTAATTTACTTAACCTCTGCTGGCTTTTCTCAAGTCCACCACCTATAAAAGTACTTACATTTTCTCCAGCTTTTCTGAATAGTTTTCCAAGTTCAGTAACCTTTTTGTCATTTTTATCAAGCCATGTTGTAACTTTAGTTAGCCCTGGTTTTATTCCAGTCCATAATCCATTACCCCATTGAGTTAAAAATTTATTATCCAGAGTATCTTTAAGGGTAGACATTAATCCAAGTGCAGTTTTGGCTTGATTCTGCATCATTCCACCAAATCTTTGATTCATTCCCGTAAGCAATGCTTTTATAGCTTTATCTGATTCAAGCCCTTGCTTACCTATTTCACCTACTTGTTCAGCTGTCAACCCAAGCTGTTCCTGAAGTATTTTAGCAGCTGGAACTCCTGCCTCTGTTAATTGAAGAATCTCATCCCCTTGGACTCTCCCTTTTGCTTTCATTTGCAATTTTGTTATCTATGAGACTTTTTATCCTCATAATCTGGAGGTTTCCCTCATTGGTTATCGGTATGTCATTTCATACCCAGTTCGGCGTACATTTTCAACCAATAAAAAGGACAACCTTTAATATTAGTTGTCGGGTACTCTTGGAAGGATTATATTTATTCACCTTCTACGCTCTACACTACTTATAGCCTTTCGTAATCTATAAGCTTAGCACGGTATTACCATAGGTTTTATTAAAACCTTTAGGATTCACCGTTTTTATCCGATTTATAACTCGGCCAAATAATATTATTAAACCGAGTGCCAAAGTTATTTGATTTATTCCTTCGGCTCCAAGCCCCAGTCCAGATGCAGCATCTCCTATTGTAGATAAATCAGGCAGAATACTTTTAACATCCCACCCAAAGGCAAGCATTTTCTTACTTGCATCAGCTAATTGTGGAAATTCGAAAGGTGTTGCATTCGCCATATTTTGAGCTTGAGTCAGGAATGAATTTGCCTGCTCTGCACTTTTAAGCATTGTAGTAAATGCTATCTGGGTTTGTTCAAAATCCCCAGATAGCTGCATGGGTTTTATTATTCCAGCCCATGTACCACCAACTCCTAAAAGTACACCTTGGAGTGATGTGGCTGCAGATATTACTTTATTTATTCCACTTCTCATTATACTCAATGAGCCAGATACCTTATCTTTAATCATTACAGTAGGAGAAGCTACAAGCCTATTTAACTTGTTTAAAGTTGAATTGATTTTTTCAATCCTGCTGGTAGCTCTATCGTTTATCTTTGCAGAAGGTGACACTGACATTTTATTTAATATATTTGCTCTTTTTTGTGTCTGTTCAAAATATCTGTCAAGAGCACTTATCTTCTTTTTACTTGATTCATCCCCCTGTACACCGATCACAATGTCCAAGTGATATATTTCTCTTTCAGCCAAACTCTCGCCTCCTTCCTGAATGATTTATTTGATTATTTCAAAACACTATAATTTGGCACTCACCTCCTTATCCCATTATCTTCTAAAGGTTTGGTATTTATTTGTAGAATTATCACTTTAAAAGGTAGGTGATAATGGTGATGAAAGTTAAACTTACTTGCCAATGTGGCGAAAGTTTTAATATTGATGCAAATAATTTTAAAGATAAAACTACAATAATCTGTCAAAATTGCGATTCCAAATTTCCTGAAGATAAATTTCAAGATTTCAAAGACTCAATAATAAAACTTAATGATATACATGAATCTCTTAATGAAATTACAGACGGTTATCGTAAACCTCACTGGACTTTTGAATTTGAATGATTATTTTTTATTCCAAGGATAAATATTTTCTAAAGCATCAACAGTTTCTGTCATAATTTCTTTGGCTTGTTTGATTGAAAGATTATTTTCACTAAAAACAGAAAAAATCTTACGTGTTATTTTGTATTTCTCATTTTGATTTAATTCTTCCCGTATAGGAGGTTGGTTCTCCTGTATGGGTTTTTCTCTGATTTCTTGATTTTCCATCATTCTCACCCCTTCCACTAGCTTATGGGGAAATAATTCATCCATACTTATTATCATAGGTAATGCTTTATTCACAAGGAAACTTGCTGTATTCAAGATAGAAAATAATTCAGATTTTATATCTTGACTTTCTAATGGCTGTGCTTGTCCTTCAAGTGCAGCCACTCTTTTTTCTAATTCCTCATACTTTTGTTCTAATGCTTTGTCCACTAGCCTCACCTCCTTATCCCATTATTTGTTAAAGGTTATAATATTTATTTGTAGAATTATCATCTTTGGGAAGGTGATAATATATGGCAGAAAGCTTTGAAAAACAACTTATTTTTGATCTATCCAAGGAGTATGTTTTTAGAACCTTTGATTTCCAAAACAGTACTCCTGAGGATTTAATTAAAAGCTATCAAGATACCTCAGCAAAAATTGAAAAAGTTCTTAAAGAACAGGATTCTAAGAATGATGAATATCGTGGATTATTAAATAAAATCATTAAATAATACTACACCACGCTATGCTGAATAGCTTTTAAGCAAAATTCTAAAATAGAAGTAGCTCTAATTACCACAGTTCCTTTTAAGTTATCTAATATTTTTAGAGCTACTTCCTTTTCCTGTTCATCAAGAAGCCCTGGTTTACCGAAATCATGTGTAAGTATTATTTGTAATTGTTCTTTAGTCATTGAAATTCCTCCTTAATCAAGACATTATTAATAGCTCAATTTAAATTCTTTAATTTGAACCTGAATCAATTCAAGCTCTACCGAACTTAAATTTTGTAAATCTTTTTATTCATCATGCCACCTCCTTCCACCCCATAACAAAAGCACCTGCCATTACAGCAAGTGCTTATTTATGTTCTATTTATTTAGTTGCCTTTAAATATTCAATTTCAATGCAGTTATTGCCAGTGGCAATCTTAACTTTTTTAATATCTTCCTTTATTTCATCCTGACCCTGTTTTAGTTCTTTAACGTCCTTCGAAATGTCTTTAACTGCTGATGAAATCAAGCTGTCCTTATCCTTTATAGAATTACTAATACCCTGAAATCCCCTTACATCTTGTTCCTTGTGTGCTGTCTGCACCTCTGCTATTATATCAATCTTCTTTTCAATACTTTCCAGTTTAATTGAGTTTTTTCTGACTTCGCCTTTAAGACTGCTAACTTCATTCGTAAGATTATTTTGACCCTCAGATAAATTATTTACTTTATCATTGACATCTTTAATATCCTTCTGCATTGACTTTAGTAATTCTAATATTTCCTTATCCAACAAATTCACCCTTTCCACAGCTCACATATTTATTTTATTATATCATATCTTATTGCCTAAATTATACAGCTGTTTTTGTATTTTGTCTTGACACTTCAATTACAATATTAAAAAAAGTGTAGCATAATTTCTTTAACTTGCCTTGTTAAAGATATAAATTCACTTTCAGAAATACGTTTTTCTTTTATAGCTATTATTTCATCAGTCGTGAAGTTGTCCAAATAATTTTTAGAAAGTTCTTTGAGATTATATATAAGTTCTTGAGTGGTAGGTACTCTTCGTAAACTTTCCTCCATCATCATATAGCCACCTCTCTAAGTGGTTTGTAAACCACATGAAAGGTTTTGTTCTTGCTTGGTATGTCCACAGGATATCCATTTTCTTTAAGCCACTTGTTGACTTTATCAGATACAGATTCAGTATATTTGATCACAGTACCCTGCCATGAACCACTACTTTCCCATACAACCTCTTTCTCATGTTCTTCAATATCCAGCTTTTTAATTATCTGTCCTACTGCTCCAAATGCAGGATTGCCTGTTTTAGAATACATTCCAACCATTTTGGCTATCTGTTTGGTATCATAGAACTTTTCCCTTGCTTCTATTTCTATGGGTATGTCCACTCCTGCTTTAGAGAATAATGTTTTAACTACCAGTAATTTAATAGTATTATCTACCCCGGCAACATCTAACAAAGGTGATACAAGCTCTACTGATTTATTTATGGTTTCTAGTTTTTCAGGTTGGTTGTTTTCTTTTAAGGCTTCTGTGTTAGCCTTCTCTGAAATGTAAGCTCCTGTTTGCCTTATAGAAGGAAGAACTTCATCAGTTACCCAATCTGTAAATTTTTCTGCTTCTGGTTTTTCGCTCTTAAATGCTATTTTATAAACTCCGCTTTCAGTAAGAAACTTCTCCCCTGCATTATTTAATTTTCGGATGTTTGCTAAACCAACATCCGAATTTGTAAATTTAACAGCTTGTTTATTATTCATTTTAGTTAGATGATATCTTACCGTTTCCTTCGCTATACCTAGACACTCTCCTACATGATAAGGGTTAAAATAAACCATCCCATTTATCTCAAACACTTCTACGTCATGTCCTTCAAACAGCATTAAATTGTTGCTCATTATTATTACCTCCAATTTATTATTTTAAAAAATGTTTTAAAATAACTCAAAATAGTATATAATAATGAGTACAGAGTACTATTTTGAGTTAAACCCTTTGTTGAGTCGCCAAACTGGAACAAAGGGTTTTTAGTTTTCTTCATTGAAAAACAGATCCTTTACAGTTGAATCAAGTGCTGTTGAAATTCTTTCCATCAATGACTTTGTCACATTTCCATAGTCTCCTCTTTCTATAGCAACTAACTTTTTAGGACTTGTTTTTACTATCTTACATAATTGAGCTTGTGTAAGTCCTTTTTTTATTCTTGCTTTCTTGACTTCCATATTACCACTCCTATTTTGTTTTAATACCATATTGGTAATCTATATTCATATATTATATCCATTTCGGTATGAAGTCAATACTAAATTGGTACTTTTTTAAAAATATTATATAAATATATTCCGTTTTGGATATAATACATATATAATTACTATGAGGTGGTAAAATGAATGTTGGTGCAAAGATCAAAGAAATAAGAGAATCTAAAAATTTAACACAAAAACAATTAGCCGAAAAAATTGGAGTTACGCCAGTTACTATAACTAGGTATGAAAATAACAAGAGAGAACCTAGCATAGAAACTTTAAATAAAATAGCTAAAGCTCTTGATGTAACTATTAACGATTTAGCTGGTGAAAAAGATACCGTTACTAAAAAAGTTTTAAAACAACTCATATCTGGAGGTGTAAATTTAGAACAATTATCTACAGATACAAAAATTCATATAGATAGATTAAATTCCCTACTTAAAAACGATGATGCAACTTGTGATGAAATTCAACAAATAGCTAAATATACTGATTGCACAGATGAAGAAATTGCACAGTGGATTCTATCAGATGCTGTTACAACAGCTGTATATAACAATAAAGACAAAAATAATCATCAAGCTGAATTATTAAAAAAAATTTTTTTAAATGGTAGAATCTCAAAAGACGATTTATTATCAGAATTAACTAATGATGATAAAGATTTTATCAATCAATTCTATCCATATATAAATAATAAAAATAATGAAGATTACATACAAATACCAGGAGGTTTTTTTGCAAAATCTGAGATTTTACATCCTGGTGCATTTTATGAAGCTATCGCCACAATTTGCTATTACGTAGATAAGGACTTCACGAAATTAAATTTATCAGATGATGAATATAAAAGTTTGGGCGAAAAATTAAAAAACCTAGTTGAATTTGAGTTATTTAAGATATCTAAAAGTAGAGACAAATAAACACCCACACTCGCCTTTAAAACGGGTGTGTTTTTCTATGAAAAAGTTTAGTATAAAAATTAGAATTATGCTAATACTATAATTGATCTTAAGCAAAGGAGTAATTGATATGAATTCTATTATTCATAACTTAAAAACTATATTAGAAACATATAATTTACTAATTTCTGCATCAATATCAACAATTATTATTTATAGAATAGTTAGGAGACAAATAAAAAAAAATCCTTTAGTATTTAACTGCTAGAGGGTAGTTAATTAAAGATTAAATAAAAATAATTATTTCAATAAAATTTTTGCAATACGCTTCAAGCGTTGTGCAAAACCCTAGAACAAAATTAAGCTATTAATCTTTGCATTGGTAAGTAAGCATATTTAACTATTTGCTCTGCTCTTTCTTTGCATATAGCATAAATATCATGGTATTCTGTACCATTTTCCATTTCTTCCCTTACTGTATTTAATATCATATCTTCTATAAATGCTATAGTGTCTAATACCTTTCTAGTTGCATATTCTCTTTGTCCTTTTTTAATACCTACTTGGGTGTTTACCAATCTTGAATAATTAGTAAATATTAAATCTGGATTCTTTTCATATGTTTTGCTACCTTGATTAATTGCATATTTTAGTAATTCATCTAGAGAATCCGTCTCACTTCTTCTTACAAGCTTTCCATTCTTTCTTGTTTGGAGCCATTCACTGGATTGCTTTTCTTTAATAAAGGCTTCCATTTTATTAAAAGCTTCAATATATTTTAATTTCCACTGCAAGGCTTTTTGTCCTGTAAATCCCATAACAAGCAAGCTAAATCCATCACGTGTCATAATATATTCTGGGTATTTCTGATTATTTTGTTCATGCAAATAACTACTTTTTATAAAATAATTCCTTATAGGGGTTTCCTCAATTTTGTGGAGACCCTTAATAATATTTTCAATATCTCTTAATACCTGATCGTGCCTTTTATCAAAATTTTTAGCAATAATCCTACTGCTTACTAATGCTCTTTCTCTCTTTGTAAATAACCCTAAATCTATTAATTCTTTCATTAAATTTTCCTCCTAAAATTTATTTATCTAGGAGCGACCGGAACATACCCGGTCATTCCTCTCTCCTAGGAGGTTCAGCATGTCTCACGACGTTCTTTGCCCCAAAATAAAAAACACCCCAAAAGGTGTTTTTTATTATTTTTGAATATAAAAAAGAACCACATGAGTGATTCTTTTATTACTATTATTGTATGCTCTTAGTCGAATACGCTACTTAGCTGCTCTAACTGTCCCAATTGCTGTAAATTAGTTTTAGCATATTGATTATTAGAATCTAATTGTATAGCTTGATTAAAATACTTCTTAGCATTTTCATAATCTTTGTTACCTTCATAGTCTAACCCTAATATATTATATGCATTTGACTTTTCTTCATTAGATTTAGTATTTTCTATATATTTATTTGCAGCACTGATTGATTCGTCATATCTTTCTAAATGTGAATAAACATATGCTAAGGCATAGTAACTTTCATTATAACTAGGAGATATTTTGATCGCTTCATTTAAGATTGTTGCTCCCTGATTTAAGTCTTTATCTTTTCCTTTTCCTTCAATATACATCCAAGCTAGATCATTCATAGAATCTGTCAACACATCTTTTCCATTTTCTTTTTCCCGATATACTTTCCATCCACCATTGTCATTGACAATATATCTTTTATAATTTACTGACGCATCCTTGTTATTATAATTATCATGGCTACTATCAACTACATTAAATTCAACAGCATTTTCATAAGTAATGTTATCTAATTTTTTATTTTTGTACTCATTACCTTTATCTATTTTTGCACCTTTAAAAGTATAAGTTTCTTTTTGAGTTTCAACCCATTTTATAAAATCTTCTTTTTGAAAATTCTTCTTACTTGCCTCTGCCAAAGTATCATAGGCTGCTTCTGCATCTCCATTTTTAATATTGTCATAATAACTATTCAAGACTTGAACAGGATCTCCTTTAGGTGTACACCCCACAAATCCAACTGATAAAATTACTATTGACATTATTGCTAGTTTAGAAAGTAATTTTTTCAACATAATCTCCCCCTTAATTCATACTTTATCAACAATATTGTAACAAATTGTATATATTTTGTCCAACCTATTCCATAATACAAGATTTATGGGGTAATTTCTATTAAAATGCATTTCAAAGAATGTATCATTATTCCACTTAAAATAGCGTTAATTATACTACTTCTTTGTAAGCTTATTTTCTGCTTCTATTTCAAGTTCAGCACTGGCTAGATACAACTTTTGTTCATATTCAGGCATATTATAAAATTCTCCGAATCTTAAATTATGCCTTACCCAAAGAAAATTTATTAAATAAAGTTTGTATCTAGCCCTGATGAGTTTTTTATATCTTCTATATCCTCAGCTTCATCATTGTATCCACTTAAATCAAAGATCTTGTTTATTAAATCATCCATTTCTCCTGCAAGTAATCGCCTTTTTATAACTTCTTTTCCATTACTAACGCTTAAAGCAGCTTTTAATTTCTCATTATTCCAATTAGGGGACACCGTAGCTTTTTCAATTATATCTGCATTAAAATTTTCATCATCAAATACATCTTTTTCAAGCTTAGAGCCTTTTACCTTTTCTGAATGTGTATTGTCCTTTCTTATTTTACTTATCTGCTTGCCTGTTAGAGCCTTTAATTTTATTGGTATTCCAAGCCTCTGTATAACAACTGTCCTTGTAGGTACCTCTATTTCACCTAAAAGCGCATCTATAATATCATCTTCACTCATGTTTTGCATTTTTTCTATATCCATATCTTAAATTCCTCCTAAATAATTATTTTAAAACATAAGAAAAGAACCGCATTTAAGCGATTCTTTTAAAATTATTAACTATTAATTTCTAATATTAAGCCTTTCTTTAATGGCTGATTGTAATACCTGTGAAAAGTTAATTTTATTTTCTTCAGCTATTTTATTTAGCCATCTTGGTAAAGTCACATTTTTGTTGACAGATTTATTCATCATTTCGTTTCTAATATCAACCATATGGGCTGTAATAGGAACAACAAACTGACCTTTAGTAACTTTCACATCTTCAGGATTAGTTGCTGCAGGTATTTTTTCACCTTCATCCTCTAACCCCCACAGATAACCTTCAAGTAAATCTTTTGCCATATACATTGCTTCATCTAAGTTATCCCCAAACGTAGCACATCCTAAATCAGGAAAATTAACACAATATTGATTTTCCTCTCTTTCAAATACAGCTGGAAAAGTATATTTATCTTTCATAAACAACACCTCAATAATTATTAGTATATTTTATTGCAGCAAGAACTATTTAATTCCTGCCTGTTTAAGTATCGCGTTTAAAGTGCCTTTAGGAATATCACCTTTATGATTAGGAACTGGCACTTTATTAGGTTTATCCTTATGTTTGAAATACATATGAGATCCTCTTTGATAAGAATAATACCATCCAGCTTTTTCTAGCTTTTTAACCAGTTCTTTGATTTTCATAATTTTCCTCCTAACACCTATAATTTTAAGCGTGTTGTTTATGCGTGTCAAGATATATAAATATACTTATTTTCATCTAAGCAACTTCTATTTTATCCAAAAGCTCATAACCACTGAAATTGAAAGGTGTTTCCTCTTCTACGAGGTCTCCTGCTTTTAAATTTATTAACTGCAGCTTTGTAGCCATGCAATTTTTTAACCTTATGGATTCATACCCATAAGCTTCGGGGTCGTCAAGTTTAGTTATTATTTCGAATCTCTTGAATCCTCTTTCTATCATATCACTTGTTACTTTATAACCTTTCATGGTTCCAGTACCTTTTTTTATCCCTGATTTATATTGAACCCAGTCCGCCCCCAATAGATTGAGCTCTTTAATATCTGGTTCCACATCTGCTGTACACTCCTGCAGGTTGGTCTGTTTAACTCCATCAACTAAAACTTCTCCAAAACGTCCATGTATCGCCCTTCCTGCCTCTAATACATCTGTCATAATTTATCCCTCCTATTCCTAGCTTATATAGCCAGTTCCGTATATTTTCTTCATTACATTTACGTAATCCGCAGCCCATTTCCAGTAGAATTCATCATCTTTTGCATTTACCTGCAGGTCAGTGTCAACTTCAACTGAAAAATCTCCTATCACTCCATCAATTTGCAGTGTTTCGAAGTACTGCTTTAATGCCGATAAAACAACTTTCTGCCCTAAATCTCCATTAGGAGTTTTTCCTATATAGTCTCTTTTTGTAATAGTTGTATCTGCATTTACTGTGTGCATGAATCTAACAGCTCTAATATATCCAAGAGACTCACTCTGGTCTTCTCCATAGGATTTTAATGTATTCACATCATCAACCACTATGGCATTTGTAGCAATACCATCTCCTGCAAATATCAAAGTTCCTGATTTCAAACATTGTACTATCTGTTCTCTGTTTAATTTTGGGTATACATCTGAAAAGATAGTTTCTTTATTGCAGATACTTTCCTTCATAGTTGCGGCTGCTATTATTCCTGCCACATAACAAGCACTTTCTGCAGGGGTATAAGTTACGCCCTCATAAATGCCCCCATTACCTACATTCACTACGCATTCATCATTAAATGCCTTTGATTGTGTATTGGCAGCATCAATACTAGTACTAGATGAACCTCCAAAACAACCTATAACGTCATAGCCTACAGCTTTATTTCTGTCTATCCATGCCTGAACTGTTGTTTGAAGGGCAGTATCTGCTATACCATCCAATGTAAATACATTTATCTTGTATTGTTCAAAAGCTGCCATAGCATCCACGTAGTTTTCATTTGTTATATTCTCAGTTCCATTGCTGCCACCTTCCAGTGGTTGATTTACTATGCTTGCCAAAGTATCGTTGCCATCTGCAACTTTAGTAGCTTTAAGCCATATATTTTCACTGTCTCCATTTATCTGTTCTACAATTTCACTTATGCTTCCGGATACCTTGAATGTATATAACTGTCCAGTTCCTTCATATAAAGTTACATCTATTAAGGTTTCATCTGCAATATCAGGCTTTACTGAAACATTAAAGTTCCTAGTTGTAGGATATAAAGTCTCAAGTTTTATAACATCCACAGGAGTTCCAGTAGTATCCTTTAATGTTATGCTTGCAGCTTTTTCACTATCATCGCCCATCCTATATAAGAGAAGCTCTGAGGGCTGCCCCAAAAGAACTAATCTCCCAAGTCTATAGGCACTTAATGTACTATTACTTCCAAATGCCTTTATCAATTCCGATTCTGTACTTACAGAAGTAACTTTCTTCATAGGCCCCCAATCGCTCTTGACCGGCATAGCCACAACTCCCTTAGTGCCTTGTGTCAGCCTGTTTTCAGCCATCCATTTAAACCTATTGTAAAACCCTGGTATAATCTGTTTATTCGTTTCACTCCAAGTTCCTGCCACCTTATTTCACCTTCCTTTTTAGAAAATCTTCTATTAATTTCTTAAAACTTTCTTTTGTAAGTTCCTTTTCTTTACAATCAAACAAAGCACCCACTGCCACTTCTCTTTTATGGCCTGTAAGTGCTTTACTATTTTTAATTAAATCCTCAATTGGGTATTTAACTTCTGGCTTAGTTGTATTGACCTCCACTGTAGATATTGGCACACTTGAACTTGTACTACCACTTGATAATGTACTTGTTTTTATATCCACATTTGTAGTTGAAGCTTGTGTCTGAATATTTGCCCCACTAGAAATAGGTTTATCTTTTTTATCATCTACAGCACTATTTACAGATGTAACCGGTGTTGAACCTATACCACTAATTGATGAAGTGTTAGCACCTGTGGTACTTTCAGTTGAAGTGGCTTTATCCTTTACGTTATCTTCTGCCATAAATTACTCCTCCTTTATCGAACCCCTGCCATAGATTTTATTCATGACAGGAATATTTTTTCTCTTGATATTTTCAAGCCTGAAAAAATCCACGCTAAGTTGACCCACAGTAAATGGGTCTGCTTCTCTATCTTCCCTTATGCTGCTTATGGTCAAATACCTTCTATCTGCTATATCCAAAGGTATCTTTGTATCCTGGATTAATTGACTTTCTACAGTATCAATAAATTTATTGGCCATACTTTTATCTCTGCTCACAAAATGGCATCTTATAGTCTTCATAACCCTGTTAGCTCCAAGTGTTGCAGGAGATAAATCAGTTTTAAGTACCCTGCACAATACAGAAGGTACCGCAAAATTTTTTACCCAGTACTCAGGATACACAGGAATATTTATAAGACCATTTATATAATTGGATACAGCTCCAACCCACGAATCTACATAGGATTCACTTTCTTCATGAAGAGCTATAACGTTGAATTTAAGCCCCCTTGCAATAGCATCCCATTCTTCGTCTATAACATCATCACCAATGGTTCCATTAAAAACACATGTATAACTTTCCCCTGTATCTTTTGTTATAGTCTGTAAATCCAATGCTGCTATAACTTTTTCCATCAAACTATCCAGGGTATTGAATGTCAGCCTCTTATCATAAAGCCATATCTGTATGCCTCTACTGTAGGATGTAGGATTGTTCTGTTTATCATCAGAGCCTTGAAGAATTACAGCATAAGGCTTTTCTGTGGATTTATCAGGAACAGTAGGTTCATAACACTCTTTAAGCTCTGGAATACTATCCAGTAACTTTTCCCTTATTCCGTCACGCATATACTAATCCTCCCATAATCTAATCACATCATCTCTGATTTTATATTTATTTTTTTCCATAGTAGGACCTACTGTTGCATATTTCTTGGTACCTGGATGATGCACAAGCTTAACTGGATGATCTGCATCCTTCCAATATAAGGCTTTCTTATTCTTTGGCCTTATTATATGCGGTTTCGAACCATCTTCAAGCACTCCCCCGTATTCCACTCCATGACTTAAAGAAATAGTATATTCCTTATTTTCAACTTTCACATCTCCATGAAGCGACTGTCTGGCATGTGCTGACCTATCTTTCCATGGTGCATTCATTTTAGCTTCATTTTCTAAATTTCTTGCCCAATTATCACAGAAAGAATGCATTAAGGCATTTTTCCTATTTATAAAATCCAGTACATTATCACTAAAAGCCATTACATCACCTTCTCCAAGCCGCAATCATACCCACATATTTCTCCATTTATTATCTGTGGATACACATTTTTTACTTTCATATGACCATAAGAACAGTCAAATTCTATTGAAGTTTTACTGTCTACACTTAAATCTGCTTCGCTGTCTGCAAGCATTCCATAGGCTGTATTTTTATAAGAAGTACCTATTGTACCTGAAGAAACTGTTATACTGCTGTCATAAGTTTTCTGTGGAAATATCCTAACTGTTAAAGTTATATCTTTGGACACTTCTGCAAAATGACCATTTACAATCTCTTTGACAACCTTAGTAAAAGATATTTCTGTAGGGTTTTGAGCTATGCTCCAGTTTATATCCCTTTTTCTTCTCTCTGCTGTAATCATAGGTTTATCTCCACATCTGAACCAATTATAAAACTGCTTCTTCCGGTACACATTGACTTATATTTCTCTGCATTTTTGTAACATAGGTTTGCCACGTCAGTGATAGTTGAATATTGATATCTCTCTTGTCCAACTTGATATTGATTAGGAGTATCGATATTACTCTCCTGCATAGTGGCTTTCATCATCCATCCTTCGCTGGCGGCACAATATATACAGTCTGCATCAGATATTAGAGAATCCAGTTCATCATCAGTGAACGTCTTGCTGTCCCTATCGTTTAGCAACATTCTTAATTTTGTTCTTAAACTATCAGTGGGTGTCACAATATCACCTCCATGAAAATAGAGTCCATTTAAAATTAATGAACCCTATCCTAAAGTTATTTCCTGTACATTTTCATCTATGGCAGCATAACATCCCCTGTAAGCATATCCTACAATCTGCTGTTCCACTAATCTTGAAAGATCCCCCGCCTGTGATTCTATTTGAAGGTCCTGTTTCAAAAGCTCCTTGAATCCTCTCTTAGGTCTTATCAGGTAACACTTTCCATCAGTTACTCCTGGATATGAATAACTCTTTCTTCCAACTTGAGTAGCCCATCCATCATAGTAAACTATTGAACTTATTCCACTTACAGCAGGATAAGTAGTGCCATTTATCTGATATCCACCTTTAAGCGCCATTTCAATATTATCCTTATTCATACTGGATGCAAGTAAAACAGTACCTGGCCTTTTAGCCTTGTTACAATCAATTATTGCCTGGGTCAATGTTTTATAGTACCTTACCCACACGTCCTCATCAGCTGACCCCTGATATGGAGTTTTATTAGCTGTCTTGTAAGTATAGTTGATTATCGGAGAAAGATATATGTGGTTAAGAAGAGCATTATACGCTTCACCCATAGACCTGTTCAGTATATCCACAGAGAAATTATCATTAAAATCCTTCATTTCCTTTGTATATTCAAAACCAGCCGTATAAGTTAAAAGCCTTGCAGTTGGCCCATATTCAACTTGAAGGGCACCAAATTTAACTTCTTCCCCTTCCATATGCTCTGTAAATACTACCGTTCCGGTCAAAGCCCATTTTGCATCTATAAGCTTTGGCATGGTTGGGTCTGAAAGCAAATCATAAATAGGAGAATATAAAAGTGGTATCTGCTCACGTCCAAGTTCAACGTCAAGTACCACTTTTTTTAACAAATCCTTATATTGTGCCAGGCTGTTGCTTCTTAGCATTTCCCCTATAGGTTTTGTAAGAACGTAAGTTTCCATTTCACCATTGACTATCTTTTTAGGAGCTAAATACTCTTTACCATTTAATTTAAAAGGTATTACGGTATCTATAGTCTGTGTTTTCTTTGCTTCTCTTAATGAATCTATACTATAAATTTTTACCATGTTTTATAAGCCTCCTTATACTTGTGGTCCTAATATGAACCATATTACATTGTTGCTGTCTTTGGCAGAGGATACAATCCCAACTTTTTTATTGGTACCAGCAGTTTCAGTTAAAACTTTACTGGTAGCATCAAAGTAAATCGAGGTACCTACTGCAAATTCCTCATCAGTCTTTATCTGATTTGTTTCATATTCTGCCTGTTCAATTGCAAGCACTACTTCTTCTCCCACTGCTGCATCTTGATTGGCAAGTCCAAAGAATCCTCCTATCTGATAAAAGTTTCCTTGTGCAACTTCCTCTGTAGCTGTAAGTCTGACTGATTTACCATCACTGATTTTTCCACTTGATATATTTATTATCGTACTTGGCGTAGGTTGTCCTGTAAATGCCATCTATAATCACTTTCCTTTCCTTAAATTGATATCCTTCTAGTCTTTAATATACCTGATGTTTCGGTTTTATTGTCAATTGAAGTACCTATTCCCGGTGCCATGTCAATATGTTCACCAGATATGAAGCTTTTTACAAAATCATCTTTTAAGATATTATCAATTTCACCTGCTATAATTTCTTTTGTAGCTCCATCTTCAACTTTTAACATCTTTTTAACTAAGTTCTGAGCTATCTCTCCTGCAACTTTTTCTTTTACCAAATCATCTACGACCTTTTTAAATTCTGCTTTTTTAGAATTTTCTACAGCTTCATGGGCTTTTTTAGCTACATCTACTATATCTATCTCACCTGTAACCCCTAGAACTTCCTTTACTTTTTCAAGTGTCTCATTTTCCTTCTTAATAGTATTTACTATATCCATCTCACCAGTTATTTTAAGATTGTCTTTAATCTTATCAAGTAAATTTTCAGCATCAACAGCACTTTTGACATCTGCCATTTCTCCGGCTATTTTTTCTTTTGTAAGTCCCATCTCCCCAAGTACCTGGGAATAGGTAACTTTTCCAGTCTGTAATAATCCATTTAAATTAGCCATAATCTCTTTAAATTCCATAATCGTATTTCCTCCTTTATTATCCATTTCACTTGAAGTTACAGGCTCATATATTCTTTTTTCCATAACTTCCGTCTTATCTCCAAGGGCTATTTTATTATCTTTGTCTATGGAAAATGGTATGCTGTAAAGTTTTGTAGGTTGATCCCTTTGTTCGTGCTCTACTATAACGGTGTTATTATCATATCTGATATTTCTAACCCATACATAGTCTTGACCATCTTTTACGTTTAAAGCACTTTTAACAGATTCCTTCAACTCCTGTTTAAGTTGTTCAAAGGTTCCGTCAAGCTGTTCCCCTTTTGCATCTAAATTATCCATCTCCATACCTACCACATTTGTAGGCATACCTGGCCTGTGAAGTGGTGTCCAATCAATAGACAATGGATTGTATCCCACTACATTTACCCCAGAAGTATCCCTTTTTATCTTTGGATAGCCAAATATACTGACTTCCTTAATTCTTTTGGTTCTTATCCATCTCTTAAGATCAGGAGCAGCCGCATCAACTATTCCCCTAAAATATGCCTTATTGTCTTTCATCTCTGCCCCTACCCAGTGTGTTACAGGGATTTTGAATTCGTTGGACAGGTTTTCTGGTTTTTGGTGCCCCAAAAATCCACTTAATGTATTTTGATTTACATAGTTTACTATATCCTGCAAAGCTTCGGGTTTGTAATTCCAACCTCTCTTACTTTTAGCAGCAGGTATTTCTACAACTACTTCCAGAGGATCTTTGTCCATTGATTTCATTAAATCTATATCTGCCCCTGGAGCTGCTGGAATAGTACCCGGCTTTATTTGAGATATACTTGCATTTATAGGATCTATTTCTCCATAAACTTCACTATCCATCTCTCCTATAGGTTTATATAGGAACATTATTTATCACCTACCTATATTTATATCTCTGTTTTCTTTTTCCATATGCAGAGGCATAAATTAAACATATTAATTTGTATCCAAGCCTCTGCATATCTTTTCCCATTTTCCTCGTATTTTGTAATGTAGTGATGCATTTTTTTCCCTCCTATCTTTTCATATCTTGAAGTGTCTTTCTGAACTCTGTAACAAATTTATTAGTAGCTTTATTGACTAAATCATCTACAAAGATATCATCATCTATTTTTGCATCAACGCATATATTACTCTGAATCAATTCTTCATTGAATACACTTGGATTATCTCTAACAAGCGCATAAATCGCAGTTTCTAAATCATAGATTTGTTTATGTTCTAATCCCACATTGTAAACAAAATTAAATTGTTCAAGTATTTCATGGATAAATACTGATTCTTTCATTGATTGTGGTAGGCTTTTATCAATGTCTATACTTAATTTATCAGCACAGCTTTCACCAATTCTATCCCTATCTCTAGCCAAATTTTCAGTATAATTAACTGTATAGATATGTCCTCCAATTTTAACTTTACCAGGTATATTCAAAACAATTCCTCCTTAATTTTAAGCACAATAAAAGCACCTACTATTTTTTAGTAAGTGCTTATTAAATAATTTCTATTTCTTTAGCAATCTCATTTAGAGATTTACCATTAAAAAACGGATCCTTTAACAGTATATCTACGTCATTATAACTTTTATTAACGTTACCATACGACATTGAAATATTATCATGGCTTAACGGAATAATTGAACCATTCACATTATTATAGTTAAACTCTATATCCTGTGTTAGTGACAATATTAAATCTTTAATTGATTGTGCATTCATAAACATCACTCCAATATATCCTTGTGAATTTTCCTTTCCTTTTCAGTTAACTCTCTGGCAGGTCTTCCAACTATTTTTCCATTTTCCCAAATAATATCATGTGCATGTTCTCCGTTTTTACCATATGGGTGCATCTTAGGATTTCCATGATTAGTTGGATTTATTTGTGTTTTCATTTTCCCTTTATTGTCATATATAGTTCTATTATTAACTTTGCCATCCTTACTTAACTTATCTATAATAGAATTAGGTGTAGTTTCTGCCGGAATCTTACCTTTGCTATCTATTCTCCTAATACCATTATAAGGTATTTTACTGATATCATCAATATACATGGAAGATTTCTTGTAAATATTTTGATACCAACTTTCAAGTCCTGGTTCACTTCCTGGATTCTTATTCCACCTTTTAAGCCTGTCAACAAAATCACTGGGGTTTTCATTTACTGTAAGTGTTACGCAGAGGCAATTCGGGTGGAAGGGATATGCTGGAGCTTTATCAACTGGGTAACAACCAATTCCAAGTCCGTATTCATCAACACCACATATATGGTCGCATATATCATATTTGGGATGTGAACCTGATAGTATAAATTTGACTCCACTGCATGAAGGGCTTACCATAGCACTTTGAATGGTAGCTTCACCGTATGCAGCAGTCATTTCGGTTCTTGCAAGTCTTAGAGATTCATAGCATATATCCTCTGGCACCCTGCTTCCCATTCTTTCCATCATATTAGGATACTGTTTTGCCAATGTTTTTTTGCCAGTTTTTACATACTTCTCAAGCATCCTAGCAGTCTTTACACAGTCTTGCCCTTCAGCCACTGCACCCTGGATTATCTCAGTCATATTGACCCTGTAATGTTTTGATTTACTCCATATCCTGTCTGAAATGTATAAACCCTCATGAGTTCTTGACCAACAGGTTTCTATAGCTCGTTGATTTGCACTGAAATGTAAATTTCTAACCTTAGATGCAGATACCTTAGATACTCCAGCTTCCTGAACTGCTTTAATATCTATGGCCTTTGCATACTCTGTAGCTGCTTCTGCATTTGCCTTGATATATTTTTCAAGATTCATAGTGAGCTGGCCTTCCAGTTTATCCTGCTGTTTCTTAAGAGCAGTAATGAGAGTTTCCAGTTGTCTTCTCCTAATCTTAGAGGTACCTTCTTTTTTAAGCTCATTAGATATATCATGGACAAGTCTTACATACAATGCTCTTATTTCAGTTTCATTGTTAAGTCTCAGGTCTATATACTTACTTCTGGCCTTAAGTGCCCATGTTTTGTAATCACCTGCTGTCTTTTTAAGATCGTCTATTTCCTTACTCATTTACAGTACCCTCCTGAGTACTTAAATTATTTATTTCATCATCAAGCTTTTTCTTTTCATCATCAAGGCCGCCTGAATCCTGCATCCTAAAGTTGAGCATCTTATCTTTAATTATCTTTTCCCTTTCACCAACTATACCCTCATCACTAGATATGTAATCACTCATGGTATCAACATACCCTGAAAGGAAATTAGCAGCAGATTCCACTGAAATAAATCCTCCTGTAATCGCAGTTTCAAGGGCAGTTGCAATATAGTTAAGAGTTTCAGCACTTTCCTTATTATCCTTAGGAGTGACTTCATCCCACCCCAAGGTAACATCATAACTTGCAAAATTACCACCTGCAGATTGAGCAGACATTATGAGTACCATCCTTGCAAGTATACGCCATTGTTCAGTGAATTGTTCCCTCTTACGCCTTATCTTATTGGCCATTATAGGCATCTGCTCTTTTACACTGGCAAGAGCACTTGGAGTATGTACCCCAAATACAAATTCAGGGACTTCACTAACATCAACAATACAATAAAATAAGAGGCTTAACAGTACCTTTGCATCACCTGTGGCACTATTAACCTCTACAAATCCTGCATCTTCATCAGATGCCATAAATAAGACCTCATGTCCATCTAAGTTTATTTTTCCACCATCTTTTGCAAACTTTACTGGATCTTCAACTCCAAAATTATTGGCCAAGAAACTTTTAACATCCTTAAGTTTCATCTTCAATTTAGGAGTACTATGCATTTTGCTTCCCTTTAATGCATGAAGCATAACATCATGATAGGCTTTTAGTAATGGTTCTATAGGTTCAATATCACTCTGCCCATACTTTAGTGTTTCATCAGGTTCATTTTTAAAATGCACTATAGGAATGAAACCCCAAGGATTAGGTATTGTACCTGCTTGTATACCTTCTGGAGTATCTCCTGTTATTTGTATAGTCCTTTCAGTAGCTGTTATGGCTTGAGTGATATCACATTTAAATTTATTGCCCTCTATGTCCTGCCATTCCTGATGGCTTTTTAAAATATATGCGGTTGGTTCCCCTGTGGTAGGGTCAAGTAATATATCCTTAATTTGCTCTGGAGGGATAAAATTATAAACCAATCTATTAGGTTTATCGGGGTATAGTGGATTGGCAACCTCTTCCCTTGTAATCCATACATAGCTGTCACCAAGTTTCAAGGCATCAGTATGTGTCTTAAGCATCTGCGAGGTATTATCAAGAATAAAATCATCAAGAATCTCCTGTGCTGATTCATCTGCACAGTCAAAGTGAGGTACCCCCATAAAACCTACAGTGGAATTTATTATAGGTCTTACAAAAGGAGCACCCAATTTATAGTCGTCATTATTATTCTGATATAATTGCCTTGCAAGTTCATAATCCACCTGTGAACTATCCAATTGATATGTTGATGTAGCAGCTCCACCAGATATACGCATCTGCTCACCTTTCGGATTCAGCAGTTTCAATTTTACACTTTTAATAAAAGACTTTAACCCCATATTCTCACCCCTTTCAATAAAGATAAATCACTACTTGATACTGGATACAATGTTTGGATTAAATATCTAAGTGCATCCATAGCATGGTCATTCTGCTTTAATGGTTTATCCTCACCATGTTTTTGTGCTTTATCATCCCATATATAAGACTCAAATTCTTTTATGAGATTAGGACACCTGTTCTTAACTATATGAATTCTTTCATCATTGAGCCATGTCGTTACATTACTTATTCCATCTATTACGGTATTATCTGCTTCAAGTACGGATATTCCATCTTGTCTAAATAAGTTAATTAGTGATGTAGCTGATGGGTCTATTATTACGTTTCTAGGTTTTATACCTTTAGCAAAATCTTTGTAATCCGATAGGAATAAATTATCTGTCTTAGGGCTACCGCCATCACCTTTGTTATAATATTCATCAACTATGAATATATGTGGTATATGTTCATACAACCTAACTGCGGCTTTCAAATACACGTGGGGATTTGTTATCCCATAATCGCATGGGATATAAAATATTAAATTGTCTCTAGGAACCTCATCTATTGATATACAATGCTTTTTCTCATCAAATCCAGGGTATATAACTCCATCTGCCATTACCCATAACCCTTTGATAAATCGATCATAAAATAATCCCGAATAAGCTTTTTTTATATTTTCCTTATATTCCTCACTTAAAGTTAAATTATCATCTAAATCAAAGTGCCAATGGCAATATTCATTCTCCTTGCACTTATCAATATATTCAGTTCTTATATAGTGATAAGGACTATCTGGATTAGTTGTCCAAAAAGCCTTTGCGCCTTTTAAACTCATTCTTGATAATGCTTGTTTAACGAAACTCTCATGATGCAGCGTTATTTCATCAGCCATCCATCCACCAATAGTGATACCTCTTATCTTCCCCTCGTCATTTGCTTTGGAGCCTCCTCTGCAGTAACATATTTTTGTTCTGCCATCATAATTTATTATAAGTTGGGCTCCACCTTTAGAACTATCCTGATAAGACGCTTTATTTTGGCCAAGAATATATATCATATCTCCTATAACATTTCTATATAATGAATCAGTGCTTTCACCTGACATGAGAAATTTATCATACGGAGAATTCAGTATAAATAAAGTCCATGCTAGATTTACTATAAATGTTTTACCACTCCTTACACTTCCTTCAAGAATATTAATAAAGCCCATTTGATTATTTAATAATTTCTTCACAACATCCTTTTGTTTAGGAGAATATTTATAACTCATTTTTCAAACCTTCCAGCATCTCTTTTAATACTCCATCATTTCCTTTATCCTTATCAGGATTTTTAACCTTCTCCACCTCAGCCCTAAGCTTTTCCATCCTCAACCTCTGTTCTTCTGTTGCCATGTCTGGGTTGTTATGAACCATCTCATCATGTTGCTTGATAAGGCTCCTTAACTCTGCCATAGCCCTTGATTGAGCTTTAAGGAATGTGGCTTGTCTGTCCCATGCAAATTGGAACTCATATTCAAATTCTTTTTCTGATTCATTAGTGGAAGTTTTCTGCGTGCTTCTATCTTTAGTCTTAACCTTGGACTTTTTAAGTTCCTTAATCATTTCCTCTTTACTCTTAACATCCATAATTCTCTGAGACCTTGCTATGGCCGTATATTGAATTATTATATTTTCCCAGAGCATATCCAAAGGATTTTTAATCATAATATCCTGCACCACCTCCATTGTTTCAGGCGGAAAAATCTTAGAAAAAAAGCCATGGGATTCAGCGTTTTTGTTTCCCTTTGGTACGCTGCTCACATGACCTTTTGAATTCTTATTTTGTGGTTGGCCGCCCTTTTTTCGTTTAGTTGCGCAACTATTCCCGTTTGATTGCGCAACTTTATTTTTATTGTCCCAATTATCCTGAGCTTTCCAATTTCTAACCTGACTTTCGGAAACATTTAAAACCTTTGCTATATCCTTACATAATAGTGTTTTACCCGATTCTAAGTACATTTGTTTAGCTTTATCCCGGTTCGGGCTTCTCTGTCTCGGCATCTCTACATTGTCACCACCTGCCTCATTCGTTTTGTTTGGGGGATGAAGAAAGAGCCCTGTTGGGGGGCTCTTTGAATACTATAAAAATATATCTTCTTCAAAACTAGATTCTTCTTCAATTTGATTCTTCAGTTTAACACATTCATCGTAATTGAATATATATTTTTCACGTGATAGATTAATCTTATTACTATGGTTGAAAACAATTAAAAATTCATTAAGCAGACCAAAAGTTTCTTCTTCATTTGTGGTATTTTCATTTTCTATACTTAATATATATTTATCACTATCAAAACTTTCAACAGATCTATATAAATCAATTAAATCATCTTCACTTCTAACCCTCTTTACTATAGAAGAATTTTTGCTAGTCAATAAATCTATCAGCACATCCAAATCTTTATCTTTGCTATAGCATCCAATTGCCATATTAAAATACTTAGTGTGTATAATGCGACGTTTACTTAACCTAGACTTATCCCATTGTTCAAAAATATCACTGCTTATATACCTTTTTCCCGATTTATCTTTATCAAAAAATCCTATATAAACTTCATCATAAATAAAATTTATATTTTTTCTTATATCCAACACTCGTCTATCATAACTCTCATATTTTTTGTCTGTATACGAACTATCATAATATTCAATAAACTCTTTTATAATTGGATAAACTATTGCTTTTCTAAACTCCTTATAATCTATATCATAACAAAAATCTAATACATTATAATACTTAGATATTTTTTCTCCTTGTATCATTGTCCATAAATACACATCTTGTTTCTCCTTTGAATCATAGCAAATATAACTCGCCGCAAAATATTCTTGAAATGACTTGTGAATCCATCTATATTCAACGCCATCTTTTATAAATATCGGAACAGCATGAACAATATCATAAATGAAATCATTTGCTTTAAACTGTATTCCTACCGCCATTGATTTCGCTTTATTTACTATTTTAATAAGCTCCTCCTTGCAATAACTTATCCCTTTGCTTAATGTAATAAATCCTAATATTCTAAGCACCCTATGAAAATCCTCTATATCAAGTTTGCTATTTTTAGGATGTACATAGGCTCCTCCTTTAGTTCTATCATGATCCTGAAATAAAGCATCATATACTTGCCTATAAAATATTTGTTTTTTGTAAGGAACTACCCTTTTATATTGAAAAGCTATATAAAGTAATGAAACCATTAAAGGATTTACCAAAAATTCATCAATTATTCTTAAATTTTCTTCACCATTAAGACTTCTTATTAATTCTTTTGATAGTTCTCCATTATTGTCATATTTACAAATTAATTCGTATGCTTCCTTTTTAGTTAATGCTTTTATATCAAACCTTTGAAAATCTGAAAAACAACTGAGAGCATTTTCATCTCTAGATGATATCACAAAATTATTACTCAAATTTTTTGTAGTTGAAGTTTTTGATATGAAATTTTGTAGATTTTCTGTAACTTCTTTCTTGTTTTCATCTATTATCTCATCATATCCATCAAAGAAAAACACGAAACCACCTTCTTCAATTAAATCTAAAATCTCCTTTTTACTAAAATATTCTTTTATGCCATTAATTTCACTAACAATAAAATCAATTATAGAAGTATCTACTTTTAATTTTCTTAGTTCTATTAACACCGGAATACCCTTATTTTCTTTTATAATACTCAGATATAAATATTTTAATATAGTTGATTTCCCCATTCCAGCACTATCTACCAATAAAACTTTGCTATAATGTGGTACAAAATTATCATGATATCTATCTATACAAATTCTAACATTATCTTTATTATTTGTTGAACATTTTGATACATTTAATGGTATGTATAAATCATCTATAGTCTTTTGCTGATTTTTAAAAGCAATAGTATTCATATATAAATTGCTATTATACGAACGCTCCATATATTCATTAAATTTATCTTCAAAGCCCAATTTATTATTAATATTTAGTAGTTCTAGCCGCGGCTTTATATATGTACTTATAACTAATTTTATCATTTCACTTATACCAGCAGTAACTGCTATCTTTGTAAATTCTTCCATACATTGCTTACCCCCTTGTTTGTATTAACCTTCTACAAAATAACCCAAAATTCCTCCTAAATTTTAGAGGAATTTAACATTTTATGTTGAATATTGGTATTGAAGGAGGTGATTGCTGTGGGTAAAAATCAACATGTTACTTATAATAAAGATGATAACACTTGGAATGTAAAAGGTGAAGGCAATTCTAAAGCAACTAAAATTACCAACACCAAACAAGAAGCTGTTAATATTGCTAGGAAAATAGCCAATAATCAAGATTCAGAATTAGTTATCCATGGAAAGGATAATAAAATCCAATCCAAGGATAGCCACAGACATGATCCTTTTCCACCAAAAGGTTAATTTCTATCATAATTAGGAGTTAGCCTTATCCTATAACCACTAGCTGCGTCAGCATCTTCATTTGTTATTTCAGCTATGGTTGTATGATTTTCTTCGTCAGTTTCAACAACTATTTTAGTATATTTATCTGATAACACATCTATACTCTCCATTATATTCTCACCTCACCCTCCTAACAGCACCCTTGACCCTCCTGTAGCACTCATGCCGTATCAATTTTTCTATATCAGAAAAGGAGAGGTATTCGCCTCTCCCTGGTTTGTCTTTATTTAGTTTTCTATCCTGGTTAAGCTTTTCTTTTAAGATTTCTCTTATCTTCATACCTCTCACCTATTTCTTTTTTACGTAAGAAGAGTATATCTGAAATTTAAATATTAGTGTAAAAAGGAGATATGTTAAACAGATATACTCATAGCAAGTAACTATCTGGAGGTTAGTTACACTTATATTCATATATATGCTCTAACTTTAATATTTATACACTCTCTAATGATTCTCAACTCTTATTCACAGATTTGATATTTTACTCATAGTATGACATTGTAAACAAACTTACGGAGGTACCTATGAGTATCAATGATTCTAATGACAACTCCAATGACAAAGTTGAAAATTCTTATGACTTTGGAGCTTCCATGTATTGCCCATACTGCTCAATGCCCTATACTGGACCAATCCAAGATGAATATATAGATGTAGATCCTTATGATAAAGACTTTGATGAAAATTTTGATGATGACTTCAATCCCGGATATAGACAAAGACGTCGTAGAAGACGTAGGCGTAGACGCAGAAGGCATAGACGTGGGTTCCCTCTTTGGCCATTAATATTTTTCTACGACGACTGGTATTGGTAATAAAAAATATTTTACACTTTATAAATATACTTAATTTAATCATTATAAAAAATAAGCACCCTAAATAATGAGTGCTTATTTTAATAATATTATTTTTTAAGGATAGAATCTTGATACATCAATTTCTGGCGGTTGCATTTTAAGTTTTAAGTGCCCTGCAACCACAGACACAGACTTAAATTTACATTTGGTGGGAACCTAATTTATAAGCCATTTTTTTATTATATACATTACTTGTTACAATCCAATGTCCTATGTGACAACTATTTGTAAACAATGCAAAATAGACACTGCATTAACAGTGCCTATCTCTGACATACACATATATAGTTTTATTTTATTTGCGGTTTCCCGCATTGGTAGCTATACTTTAGGCTATAGCCAAACCTGTATACTTAAGAAAGAATAATTCTATATTTCATGCCACCATTAAAATTAAAAATCAATTCTTTATTCGTAAAACTAATATCCAAAACTCCATCTTCCGTTATCGTGACCATTGGAGCAATAGACTTTACGCCAACGTCACACCCACACTCGAAAAGTGTAATCGTTGATTCTGCTACACCTTTACTTTTGGGTTTTCCCCAATCTTCTTCCTTGAAATCTTCTATGCAGAATACTCTCTCTATTTTATTATTATCTATGATATTACATGCTTTCTCAAAAGAAATGTCCATATTTTCCCCCATACATCCTCTTTAATATTATCCTAATATATAGTACTATTTCCTTTGAGTAAAAGCAAGGCCCCATTTAACCCTGGAGCCAGAGGTTTATTTTAAGAGGGTATTAAAATTAAAATTTAACTTTATTTTCATTTGCCAATCTTCTCGGAGTGTCCCATGTAACTACAGGAGCAACCTCTTTATTTATTACTATATCCCCGTCAGGATTCGTTTTATATATAGACCTATTCTTTTTTACAAACGCACTATCACCTATATATTTATTTGCTTCATAGTTAACTGCCTTTACCACCTCTCGTCTACATGTTAAGGCAACCCTATGTTCACATTTTAAATTACTAAAATTTCTTTGGATGCATTTTTCTACAGTATCTTTTTTAATATTTAATTTTCTAGCAATCTCAGGGGCTGTTAACCCATCTAAATACAAAATCTTAACTTCTTCTTTATTTAACACAGCTCTCAAATCATCAGCTCCTAAAAAAGAATATAGTTCACCCAAACCATAAAAGTGGACATGTTTTATTTTTACCAAATTGAATTCTTTGAATTTCATTTATATTATATACTATTTCTTAATGTATTTTGTCCCAACTTTGTCCTATTTTTGTCTCAAATTTGTCTCATTTTTGTCCTATTTTTGTCTCAAGATTTTTTAAGATTAAAAAAGGCAACAGCATTATTTTTCAGCTATTACCATACACCCCTTCCCACTTAACAATATCCTCCAGTATATCCTCTCGCCACCTATAGGCAGTGCTTCTCACGCCACCATACATTTCATTTGCTATCCACCCAACACCCTTGTTTAGCTTGTACTTATAAATAATAAATTGCATAATTTCTTCTGATAGTGGAGGGACTGTCAGGACTTTCTTCAACAGAGCTGTATTTCTTTTTAACTGCCTTATCCTGGACATATTCTTACGGAATTTTCTATTTACATATTTTAGTTCACTCTTAAGCTCCTTAATTTCTTTTGCATCTTCCTTTTCACTCGAGTGCTTTATATCCCACTGGATACTTTCCTCCTGATCCTGCAGGTCTTTACATTCCAATTCCAAAGCTTCCATCTCTTTCAAATCCCTAAAATAGCCATACAGCTTACCTTCTGTTCTTTTAAATGTTTCTTTGTCCAACATACAGTTCCCTCCCATGTACTTATTTAATTATGTCTAATTTCTAACCCCTCACTTACCCATCTGCTTCAAATCATCCTTAAAAGCCCTGGAATTACAAATCATATTGACATATTCTTTTATTTTAAGCTTCGGAACCTTAGTACTTTCCTTTTTCTTCTCTATATCAACATCAATTTGTTTTATGGTTAGGTTAAGAGAATTAATTTCTTCCTGCAGCAATTGGATTTTATCAAAATACCTTTCTCTTTCCAGAGTTTTGGCATTTACATAATCGACTATGGATCTTTCACTTTCTTCTAAATCTTCCTTCAGTAAATTTATTTCCATCAGAAGATCCTTAACAATATTTCTATTGGTTTTCCCAGGGAACCCAAAGTCTACTTTAATAAGTGTAACAATTACTGATTCATCTTTACTCAAAACAAGGAGTATATCATCCTTCACGTAAAATCTCCTGACTACCTTATCCTCACCAATCCGGTCCTCTATTAAGAAATCAGAATAAGTAAATATCTTATTTACATCCTGTATTATACGTTCATTATTGGCTGCCACATATTCCTGGACAGCAAAGTTACCAGTTATACCTTTCACTCTTTCTACATATCTCGTTTTGCAGTGTTTGGTCAAATCTATATGTTTACGTTCTGCCATTACTTCCATACAATCCCTCCATGCCCATTCTTTTTAAACTAACTTTCTACCGCATATAGGACAATACTTTATCTTAAAATGTCCTTGTGCAAGTCTATGCCTAAATAATACTATTCTAGGTTTATCACCTTTCAGTTGAAATATTACAGCTTCATTAGGTTGTGTTTCTTTACTGTCAGGGCTTTTATTTACAAGAATGCTTTTTCCATATTCACCGTCACAATATTGGCACATAAGCTATTCCTCCTTAACTTATTTACCTCCCATGCCTGTCCCATTCCTTTTTAAAATTCTTATAACTCTTAGCACTTTCCTTCCTGCAATTCCTAACAACTACATAAAGGCCTATTATCCCAACTATACTCAACAGAACCCATGCTCCCAAAAACACATACCCTAATTTTATTAAATGTTCCATCTACTCACCTTTTCCATAATCATCTATTTAACATTTCTAAAAAGCTTTATCTTATCTACCGTATTTAAAAAATCATATATGGTTTTCCTTTTCATTTCTCTTGTAAAGGCCATTTCATAACGCTTAACAAAATCATCTGCTGCAATATCTAATATGTTAAGATTATTTCCACTTTCATTTTTTGTATTTGCTTCATTGGGTGTATTTGCTTTATTGACTTTTGCTAAATTATTTTTTAACCATTCATGAGCCTCATTAACTTTTTTCATTTCTTCATCTTTCCCTGTAATATCAGGATGAACCTCTTTTGCTTTAGCTCTATATGCTTTTGAAAGCTGTTCTTCTGATATCGGAAACTTTTTTTCCATTCCTAAAACCTTAAAGGCTTCATTGGCATTCATCTAATCACCTTCCTTCAATTTAACGCTTACAACCAAAGGATCATCCTTTAGATGCTTTCTAGTATAAACCAAGCTATATGGTAACAAACTTGTCAAACACCCTTTTATACCCCATATAATTAAAAATGGTGCTGTAATTATAACTCCAACAACAGATAAAATAAGTTTGAATAACCCAAGATATGTTTCCTTTATATTCTTAAAATAATATCCTTTATTTCTAAAAACAAATACATACTGAATTCTCTTATTTGGATTATATTTAATTCTAATTTTTTTCAATATTCTCTGCTGCTGAATAGTTTTTATTATAGTCATCTACTCACCTTCTTTAAATTCCCATGTATAATAAATCCAATTTTGCACATACTATCTTTGTGTTCCATTATGTAATTATGTTTTAATGTATGTGTAACATAATTAATCCTTATGCCGGGGATTATTTATCCCCGGTGTTTAGTTTTATTACAAAGTATTTGTATCACGAATCAACTTCTAGCCACTGATCAATTAATCCATACAATTGAACAGCATCCCAGGAATATTCAGCCTCTATACAAATATGTTGACCACCAAGCTCCCCAAATGTAATTCTTACAGTCCCTCCTATTTCATCATCCCATATAAATTCAAAGCCATTTTCAATAGACATTACATTGTCTGGTGTTGCAATGTCTTTAAATTTCATTTCATCTATACTTAAACTTGATTCATCAGCTATATGCTTTTTTAAAGAATTATTGATATCTTTATCCATATCATGGTATATGAATAAGACGTTTTTTAACTCCATATTTACACCTACTTCCTACTTGCATTAAAATTAACCTCTGCACAAGCCTCACAACCCCTGTCAACCAACTTTTTATTATGCCTATGGAATCCCTGGACTATGTCAAAATTCTCTCTAAAAAGCTTGGCCAAGATTCCTATACCCACCTGAATAACGTCCAGCACCTCTTCCATTATCTTTTTCTTATCTCCAGAGGAGAGAGCTTCACACAGCTCTCCTGCTTCCTCCAAAACTTTCTTTTTCCAATCCTGCCAGGTCATTGTCCTGTGGTCTATTTTATTACCTTTGCGGTCTATTAGTTTTCTAAGCACCATTAGCTTTAGTTTCAATGTGTTCACCTTCTCAATTCTTCAATTTGTCTTATATATCCAGAAGCCATAGCTTTATACTGTTCTGGCCTATCTGGTAATAGCTTTTCTTTTAGGCATTGCAAGCTCTTTTCTAGTCTATCTATTTGTTCCTTCTTGGATTTATCCATACATCACACTTCTTTCAATTAGCTTTATCAAATATACTTACTTGCCTATCTGCCTTTTTAAGCATACTGAAATCACTATCATCAAACCCATCAAGTATGTTAGGTATTGGACTCATGGTAGTTTCCCATCCATAACCCATGGTCCCTATTATCTCTTTCTATCCTTTTACATCAGGTGTTCTTAGTTTGTCCCCATCTATTTGCTTTAGGCAGCTATAAATCAACGCAATTATCTGTTCTTTAGAGATTCTCTCCGTCCAGAATTCTCTGCTTTCAATGATGAATTCATAACCTGTAAGAATTGTAAGCTGCTTTGGAGCTTTCTTAATCCACATGACATCATCATCACGCTTTAATTCATCTCCCATATAGTCCGTATCCTCAATGAATAAAATCTTATTTATATTTACACTTGTAAATTCAGGAACCTTCTCTTTGAACTTGTCTTTTATTTTTTGAGCTAGAGGAGCATAGAATTCATTCTTTATCCAATGTCTAGAATCATATTTTCCGTTATTCAATTCTCTTATCTTTTGTATTACCCCATTTCCAGTGGACTGAACATACTGCAAATTAAATCCCGAACATTCTATTTCTCTCACATGTCCAGTGCGGTCATCAATTATCTTTATTCTAGGCATTTTTCTTACTCTCCCTTCTTCTTTTCTTCAACTCCTTGAAGTCTATCCAGCCACTTTCACTGTACTTCAGGCTTCTTGAAACCCACCTGAAATCCATAGTTGGATGAAGATATTTAAGCATTTTAAATTTAAGCTCTCCTTGTGGTGTACTATCACCCTTAACATCAATATAAGTTTCCGTACCATCAAGGTTGTATATTAAAAAATCCAAAGTATACGTAGCCGGTCTTTCCTTTTTGCCCTTATATTCAAAAGCCGGTATAAGAGTAAACTTAGGCTGCAATTCAAAATTTTCTATTTCACCTTTGGCCTTAAGTTTTTTCAGATATTCATAATACCTGGCTTCATCTTTAGAATCAAAGGTTATTCCGTCAACCATTGATTTTTTAGCATTATATTTACTTCTCATGCCATCACCTTCTATTCACCAGATTTTCCGCATATCTAAGCTGCTGCTTAATGTATGGATCATCAATGCTACTTCCTTCTCCACTCATCCAATCGGTAATTCTTTTATTTATATCCTCTATAGCTTGAATTGGCAACTTGTTTAAATTTCTATTCAAATCTTCCATGGATTTAATTTCTATCCTCACATAACCACTTCCTTAAGCTCCATAAATTCCTGAATTTCTGCAATTATATCTTTTAAATCTTCTATTTTTACATCTATACTTTTGGACTGTGGCGTATACAAAGTAACATATTTGCCTTCTATAGAAAAACTTAACTTTTCGCCTTCCAATCTAACTATTTTCAATCTTTTCTTAGAATCTTTCGCCGGTCCTTCGCAGTCCTTCGCCGATTTATCAGCTGGCTTCGCTGGCTTATTATTCACAGCAGCAGTCTCTTTTTCAAACTTAGTATTTTCACACAACTCATTTATTTCATCCTCTGTCATCTTTGTTACCTCTAATTTTTTATTTTCTTCTTTGGTTTTTCTTTTCTTAGCCAATTCCTCCAACCTGAATTTTGCAGTATGCTCTTCCAAGTTAAATTTATTTGCAATGCATTTAATTGTTCCGGGACTTATCGAAGGATAGCTAAAGCCACTTTTCTTCAATTCCTCAAGTATCATTTCATCTGTTAAATTTGGTTTCTTTTCTATTTCTTCCTCTTCACCTTCTCCAAAAATATAATCTGCTGCTTTTTCTGCCACCTCATCAACGGAACTTGGATTTTGAGCTTTCCACCTGGAGTAATAGTTCTCTGCTGTCAACCTAGTTATTCCAAATTTACTAACTGCACCTTTTAATAAATCTCCTTTTTCTTGTCCTTTGTTACTGCTAAAATATTCAAAGCACTTTTCTTTATAGCTCATTAATATTCACTCCTTTTTATTTAACAATGCAATATTCACCGCATATCAAACATCTTTTAATAATTCCACCCGACCTAGTTTTGCCAACACTTTTCCAGTAATGATTGCACATCTTAGGACTTTTCTTTTTCATCTTTCTCACCTACTACACTATTACTCTAAAACTCTAATACAGCCTTTTTAAACCTATCTTAATTTCAAGACGATTAATTATACTACTTGTCCCCTTTCCTTTTGAATTTGCTATGCCTATGGCTTGAATTGGCTGTTATTTATACAATCCTTTGGGACTAAACTTATTTACATTGCATTCATCACAACTTTGAGCAGTGTTTTTAATGACTTTCTTGCTACTCCTCCAGCAGTGCAGACATTTATTTTTAATTAACTTCTTTCCACATTTTGCACAAAAGTTGCATGGCATTTTATTTTTATGGCCACAATGAGGGCATTCAAACATTGTGGAATATTTGGATTTATAAATCATACAACCTGCACCTCTCCCACACAGAACTCCGCATACCTAAAACTTTCCCGTCTGTTGTTTTCATTCTTCTTCCATTTAACTAGCACAAGGTAATCTGTACTATCAGCCACGATACCTTTTATGACTTTATATTTTCCACGACTGATTCCCACTTTTAGAGTTATCTTCTCCCCTAGCCTAAAATCCTTCTTCATCCTCCGAATACTCTCCGTAGTGTAGAATGAATCCCTGGGAAGTGTAGGTAATTTACGTTGTATGGGTAAACCTAATTCAGCCCCTATCATGCTCACAAGCGAAGCACTGCACCCCAATTTCTTCGCCATATCCTTCTTAGGTATGATTTCCCAGTTGTCTCTTATAAAGTCCAAATCTTCTTTTTTTCTTTCGAATGCAACTGCCATTTTTATCACCTCAATCAAACAATTTTCATCTGCTCCTCTACCTGAGGCTTATAGTTCATGAGAATTAATTCAGTCCGGACCGGACACTTGTCTCCATCACTTCTGACCTCAATCTGTGAAGCTGTATTGTATTCAACCCTGTACCATCCGGAATATAATTCATCAATCAATGGATCCGGATAATAACAAACCATGGCTTTGCCTTTTATTTTTTCAAGTCTCCTTCTTAGCCTCAAATGGTCCTCTGGTTGAAATCCACCTGCATAAATATTTTCATAGCCTACATAGGGTGGGTCCAGGAAGAACAATGTATCTTCCGTATCGTAGAAATCAATTACCTCCTGAAAATCCCTGCAGAGTATATTCCATGTCTTGATTATTTGGGCCATCTTAGGTATTAAGTTAACTGCGGACCTGTAAGTCCCAGCCTTGTCCTGAGTCTTTGAAAGTCCCAATCCATTTCTATACTTGTGGCCTCCTCCTGAGAATGTCAATCGCATCTTGTAGAAGAACCTGACAGCTCTCTCTAAACTGTCCTCAGGTAGGGGGTCCCATTTGTATTTTTTATAAAGAGCTTCACTGTATGGCAGCCCATCACATGCATGAAATAATTCTTCCGGTCTATCCCTTAAAACAAGCATGTAGTTTATAAGCTCATCATTTTTATCATTGACAACTGTTATTTTGGCCGGAGACTTAACACTCTTGTAAAAAGTCACAGCCCCACTTCCAAAAGTACAGTCCGCAAATATTTTATGTTTAGGCATAAGCTCCAGGTACCGTTCTTCCTTGCCATGTTTGCCGCCAATCCACTTTATGTTGGTTAAATTCTTAAGTTTCACTATCCACCATCCTCACTTTCTAACAAATTCTCGCATCCTGTAATTATGCTCGGCACCTTTAAAAACTATCTCATTGCTCTCTCTTTTTCCTCACGCATTATTAAACGCTTGTATAATATAAACTCTATTAAGCCTTCCCTAAGTTCTTCTACTGGAGCCCTTTCTATGTCTTTCACGCTTATTTCATTGCTTCCACCCTTCAGGTAATTATAAATCTGCCACCTATTTACCATTTACTATTCCCCTCTTCCAAATATTTCAGGGTTATAACTCCCCTCATGAACATAGTCCAGTTCTCTAATCCTCTGGGTATTGCCATCCCAATACAATTTAACAGTTCCTGTCTTTCCATCCCTGCTCTTAGTTACAATAGCTTCCATGATATTTTTTTCCTCTGTTTCTGCGTTATAGTATTCATCCCTGTACAGCATAATAACTATATCTGCATCCTGTTCTATTGACCCTGATTCTCTTAGATCCGAAAGCATAGGTCTATGGTCCGATCTGGCCTCCGGTGCACGAGATAACTGGCATAAAACTACAATTGGTATTTTTAGTTCTTTAGCCAGATTCTTTAGTGCATCTGATATCCTGCTTAATTCCTGATTCCTGTTTTCACCCTGTCCCTGTATTTTCCCAATGTAGTCTATTACGATTAAATCCAGGTCATATTGCAGCTTGGCTTTTCGGGATTTGGAACGTATTTCATTTACCGTCTGGCCACCTTTATCGTCAAAGTATAATTTCTGCTGGCATATGAAATTGGCAGCACTAGCAAGTTTATTCCACTCAGGTGAAGTCAATTCTCCGGTCTTTATTCTCTCAAGTGGTATTTTTGTCAGACTTGAAAACAATCTGTTCATCAGTTTTTCTTTGGTCATTTCAAGACTAAATACCAACACTGACTTACCCTGTTTTGCCACGTTTTCAGATATTTCAAGCATCATGGCACTTTTACCCATGCTGGGTCTTGCCGCAAGTATCACGTAGTCCCCTGGTTCCAGTCCTCCAGTCATGTTATCTATGGACTTTATGCCAGTTGCCAGGCCTGCCAATCCTCCGCCCTTATTGTAATTTTCTTCTATTTTTTCATAGGCATTCATAGCAACTGTCTTGGCCGTGACTATCTCTGAATCCTTATAGCTGTTTATATCCAGAATCTTACTTTCTGCTTTATTTAAAATATCATCCACACTAGAGTTATTGCAGGCATCCAGCATCATTTCATTGGCTATTTTTATTATTTTTCTTTTATTGCTTTTGTCTTTTACTATCAAGGCGTACTCTTTTACGTTTGAAGTCGGAGTGTAGGCTCCCATAAGCTGTGACAGGTAAGTAATTCCCCCGATTTCTTTCAGCCCGTCTTTCAGCTGCTCACTCACTGTTAACAGGTCCATAGCTGCATTTTTTTCATGCAAATTCACTAGAGCTTTAAATATCACCTTGTGATTTTCTCTGTAAAAATCTTCAGGCGTAATTAATTCCAGAGCTATGTCCATGGCCTGATTATTGTTTAGTATAGTGCCTATAACTCCCCTTTCGGCCTCAATACTACTTGGCAAAGCTGTCACGTTATTCAATTTCTAACCTCCCCTGCACTTAGGACATTCCACCCATTCATTGTTTTGTCTCACCACTCCTTTACCTCCACAAACAGGGCAACACCCTTGATTTACAACCTTGTAAGATGGCGGTTTAGGAGCATTCTTTTCTTTCTTGGAAGTTCCACATTCCTCACTTTTTCCTTCCACAAGCCAATTTTTTAAAATTTTCTCCATGTAGCTTAAAATAAATTTATTTTTGTTCTTGACCATAATCTGCATTGCTTCTTTGCACCAGTCATAGCCATAAGTGTTTATAAATATCTTTAAAGCTGCCAAGTGTGCAGTTATATTTTCACCTGGTTTCAGAACTTCCCAATATTTACAAAGTTCTAAAGCGTTATTATCGAGAGAGAGATCTTTTTTCTCTCTTCTCTCTCTCTTATTATCTAGATCTAGATCTTCTTCTCTCTCTCTCTCTCTTATAGCGTGACTGTCACGTGACATTTCGTGACTATCTTGTGACATCACAATTTCCTCTCCTTCTGTCACGTTTTCTTCACTGTTTTTTGGCTCTTCCAGTAACTCCTGCTGTTTTTCTTTTTCCCTTTGCCTTCGTTTTCTAAGTCTATTTCCTTCTCTGATTTTATCCATACTTTCCACATTTTGATGTTTGTCCCAATTAGTTATTTTTAAATCGTTGTTTTCGGACCTTTGAATCATTCCGAATTTTTTCAAAGTATCCAAGGCAAGTCTTACAGTATTAAGAGGTCTATTAAAGATTGCCGATAACATCTCATCAGTGTAGGGTATATCCTCTGCAAGGAATATATACCCTCCTGCATTTGTCTTGCCTGCCTGTACCAAAAGACGCATCCAAATGTAAAATATAGTATCATGTTCAGGCATTGCATCTATTATTTTAATTTTTTCGTCATCAAACATTGCTGTACTTATTTTAATCCACTTAACTTCTGCCATAATCTCACCTTTTCTACTAAAATAAATTTGTTTCTAATTTCTAAAACTCTGAATAATGGAAAGTCCTATCTAGTTTCTTTGTACTTCTGCAATAAGCACATTTACCACATCTTGTAGGCTTCACAAGCCCATTCTTAACTTGTAAAACACGCTCTATATTCCGTTCAACCTGATTCATGCCTATTTCATAATCTTCTGGCCTGAAACCCAGTATTACCTTGTCGGGTGGTTTTTGTTTGGTTACAGCAATTATAAAACCCTCTAAGTCATTAATTCCTATATTTTGTCTTAAAATTTCTTTGTACACAGCAATTTGGATTAAATAACCCCATCTTTCCACAAATGTAACCCATTCATATTCCTCATCATGTTCCACTTTTTGTTCCTTGAAATCTCTAGTGCTCTTCAAGTCTATAAAATACCCATCTTCAAGATTTAATAAATCCACTTTGATTTTCCATGGGACTCCGAACAATTCTCCAGTAAATATCTTTTCTCTTTCTCCAACATAAGCCTGATTAAAATATTCATCTGTTTCTAGGCAATTTATCATTTCATTAGCCTGTCTATAATTTGCTTTAAGTTCCCCTTTTGTTGTAAATATTTGTGGATGTTCCTGTTTGAATCTATCCAGCGTTCCTTCGAAATGACTGTGGAAGTAACTTCCTACTAATAATGCTGTACTCTCTTCCTCTTTCCATTCTCCATTCAGGGAAGCCAGGGCAGCTGCTTCACAGCCGCCGAAAGCTTTAAATTGTGATACTGACATATATTGTTGGTTGGCTTCCTGAGAAAAGTAATTTTCATCTGTAAGTTTTATAAGTGTAGCTTCCATTACTCATCAGCTCCTTCAAAAGGTGTACCTTTAAATAAATCTTCTTGCATATCTTCTGAAGGGGTATCATCTTTTTTCCTATCTTGTGCAGAATCTTTATTAGCTTTTTTAAACTTATCATCAAGTTTAGTCGTAACTTTTTCAGAATCCACTTCCTCAAATTCTGTATCTATACTATCAGGATTATCAATGTAATCTAGGTTTACCTCCACAGGCTCACCATCAAGTACACCTTTCTTAATTACCGCCTGGTCTGCTTGTAGTGCCAATTGCATGTCTATACTTAAAATACCCCATTTACTTAGAGTATTTTTAAGAACTGTTTTTTCAGCCATTCTATTAAAATTTGTCTGCCAAGGACCATCATTAAATGCTTTAGAAAATCTCTTTGCATGGGTTATTACTTCTTCTTTACTCCAATAAACATATTTCTCAAAACCACTAACCAAGCTGAAATATGCAGCATATCCTATGACCTCATTACTTTCCTTATTTTCAAAATTAAGTTCAATCTTTTCTGTAAGAGGATTCCAGCTTTTTAGTTGTCCCTTATAAATACTGATAGCATTTATATTCTTATATTGCCCTGTTCTTAAACCCAATTGCACAAAACCTTTATATCCCATCTGAAATTGTGCTTTCTTTTTATAAGGAACTATCCATGCAAAGCCTAGATTAGGATCTATAGGTAAATCCAAAGTTGCTGCTATCATTGCGGAAGATACAACGCTGTAAGGCTCTATCCCCTTTAATTTGCCATTAGATACGTTTATGAGACTCGCCATAAACCCTGCAGCCTTTTTACCTAGAATCTCCTGAAATCTCTTTTGCACATTTACATTCGCCAGAATATTTTTCACTTCCACAGGCTTACCATTTATTAGATTACCCACGTTTATTCCTCCTCTGCTATTTCTTTAAATTCATCTATACAATCACTACATATTTCTCTATTTCCGATCCTATAATAAGAATCCCCTGAACAAATATCCTCTCCGCATATGTCGCATACTGTTATTATTTGTGCCTGTGGAGCCTCATATCTGTAATCATAACAACAATCTGGTAACATACTTATACCTCCATTTCCTTTAAAAAATTATCTATAAGTCTGTTTTGAATTTCTGCTACATCTCTAAAACCTTTGTAATATCCTCTTTTATAGTCATCATCATTCTTGCCGACATCTTTTGCATAGGATTTAATATGAATACTATTGTCGTTCCTGATACTCTTTAAAAATCCTATAAGCATATATTTGTCGGTGGCATCTTTATCATAAATTTCTAATTCTTCAGGATACAATTTCTCCAATTTCTACCCCTCCACAACTATTTACTTTTTCTATAGAAGCAATAAATCCTACTCACATAAATTACACTGCTACATAGTATATAAAGAAATCGCTTATCATGCTCTCCTCTAATATTTGATTTTTCCCCCATTCCGGTGTAGAATGGGGATAATGAAGTTTTAATTTTGTGCCCTTTGGCGAGGGCGTTTTTTACTTTTCTGGCATTTCGTATACTTTAGCAATAACATTCTCATCAACATTTAAACAATCCCATAAGCTCTCTTGTATCTCATCCAATACCTCAACAGCTCTTTCTTCGCTTTCGTACTCTCCTAGAGGTCCAGTATCGGCTCTATTTCCGCCTATACTTGCTCTTATTTCAATACTATAAGCCCCAATTGCTTTTATATCTGCCAAAAGCTTTCTATCTTGACTTCTAATCCACATCTCCTATCCCTCCATAAATATTTTTACTTCCTCAACTGTCAGTTCATCAATATCCTTAAAAGTCTCTCCAGATACCGGATCATAAAGTTCTCCGTTGTTATCCAGCTGGCACTCTCTAAGCTTCTTTACTGTAAGTGCATCCATGTTATTCACCTTCCTTTAAGAGCCTTGGATTTTCGTAGATATTGCCTATAACTTCAAAGGTAACTATGGGTGTATTATAACTATTAAAGTAGTTAAAAATTTCACCAACAAATTCATCTTGCCATGTAGCCACAAGCGACCCTTCTTTGTATTTAACTATAGCATTATGGGTGTTAGTCTTTTTAGTTACTTCATTCAAGTTATTTACTATTTCTATAATATCGCCCTCATAAATCTCTACGCCCTTCTTATCTTTCAAACCTGTATACTGCATAACCTCAAAATCTTCTCTATTCTCCCATTCAGCATGTTTAATCCTTAGTACTTCGTCTCCTAAAAGCTCTACTTCTTCCATAGACTTATTTTGCTTATCCCATGCACGAAACTTAAGTTCTCTTTGCATCTGTTACACCTCCTAACTCTTCTTAATCTCCAACGGCTTGTACACATCCTCCTGACACTTGACCTTTTCCACGCAAATTTCCGCAAGTTGAATACCTTCCCTTAAAAGTTCCCTAAGCTTTTTGTTTTCCTTCTGCAGCTTCACAAACTCCTTATCCCTCATCTATTGGCCTCCTTTAAATAACATTTGCCAAGAATATAATTACAGGTATTAGAACAACTATGGTTAATTGATTCTCTGTGTCATCTTCTCTTTTAAATCTGATTGTGTGATATATAGCTAGTGCAATAACTGCCATAAGGCTATAAACTCCTAATACTTGAACTCCTAGCTGTGTCATACTTCCCCTTCTTCCCCTCCATCATTTTTCTCATTTCTTCGTTAACAAACTCGTCCATTTCTTGACTAGCCTCTAAAGTTCTAATATCTGATAAGTCATATAAATCCATACATTCATGTAACTTATCTCTAGCAGCTTCTATGGTCATGACTGCACCTGCTTTCTTCTATTAATCCTTGAACGCACAGCATCCCTTGATATGCCATATACTTTTCCAATTTGCCTATATGTGTATCCTTCACTTTTCAGACTTTCCATACATTCAATATCATCTTGTGTGAATTTGGAATATTTCTTCTTCCTTCCTATTGAATCCCCATTCATTATTCTAAAAGCCTGTTCTACACCAACTGGACGTTGTGAAGCTATTAGAAGCGCATACCAATTTTCCTTCACTGTTCTTCCTCCTCTCTTTTTCCCTATCTAATACCACTCACAATCCTTAGTAATGTGCAACCATACCCCATCCTTTAGGGTTACTTTTAAATAATTCTCCACTCTTTGTATTTTCACTGGTGCATGTTGCTCTGGGAATTCCCATACATCATAAAACTTTTTGCAAAATCTTTTGAAAAGCTCCTTGTCTGCATCATTTAGTCTGTTGTATCCTTTTACCACAGTAGCATCAAACATCTTCTTTACCTCCTCAACTGCCTTCAATCCATTTTTCCTAGCCCATAAATCCAAGTTCTTTTGAGCTTCTTCTCTGGATGAAGCCATTGGCATCATTGGGGATTTTACACGGTGAAGTCCTCCTGCTTTACTCTTTCTAAATGAACCATATTCTTTCATTCCTAAGCCCTGGCTAACAAATACTTCCTTGCCCTTTTTATCTATATACTTCACTTATTCCTACTCCTCTCTATATCCTTTGCCATTTTCACCTCTAAGGATAAGTTCCATACGATACCTTTCTACATCTAGTCCTCCAATTGGAACCATACCATTGTTATAGGTCCAAATAGCGTTTTTTAAATCATCAACAGATAATTTACTTAAATCCATTTATACTCCCCTCCTTCTCCTCCTGCATGGTCGTTCCATACTCTCCAATTCCTTGGAATATTCATCTAAGGGTAAATTTCCTAAATTGTTAGTATAGTAATCAATATTTTCATGCGGGTAATTCAGTTCTTGAATAATAGTTTGAGCCAATTCCCTGCGTGTTACCTGCTCCCCTGCAAATACACCCATTTTAATTTTTCTTGAGTTGGTCATTTTGTCGCCTGCCTTCCTTTGCTTCCCTGCCTCCTATCAAATTCAGAGATTAAATACCCAAGCTCCTCATGCGTGAGTTCCTCGGATACAGCATCCGCAAGTAGTATAGAAAACTTTTTAACAAGTTCTGTCCTGTCCTTCGGTAGTGATACAACTGCTGAATACATATAAGTACCTCCTATCTTTTGATGTATTTTCTACTAATGAGCTTTTCTTTCTGAACTTTAAACATTTCCTGAATGTTTAAATTAAATTCTTTACACATGACTGCTATATAGATTGCACTTGCGTTATATACATCTATGGTTTCTTGAATACTTTCAACTATGTTTTGAACATCTTCCATAGTGCAAGTCTTTGGATTTTTAGAAGTTTTGACCAAAGATATAGCCTGTATTGCTTCGTCAAATTCTTCTACCACTTTTTCCCTTACTGCTGCCCTATGCAAATCAGCAGCTTCTCCATCCAGCCAATTAATATTAAATACATCTCCTGTCACTTCACTAGCAGCTTGAAAATATATGAAGGGATTGTCCAACTCCTTACATATAATTCTTAAATTATCCTTTGTAAGATTTCTTCTGCCTGTTTCTATTGCTGAAATTGTCTTGTCTGATAAAAAACTCATCTGACCTAATTCCTGCTGTGTCATTCCTTTTTCTTCCCTGGCTTCTTTTATCGCAGTTCCTATCATTCTTTATGTCACCTCCCTTCGCTGTAGAGTTTTAGATAGATATTTTTTGAAATGTAGATTTTTACATATTTGTATCTACATCAAATTTTGATATATTTAAGTTAACTAAATGAGTTGGCTATACTACTTCCTTTTTTTATTTCGGTTTCCTCTAGCTCTAGTAGCTTACTTATCGGTACTTCTAGGGCTTTGGATATTGCTTCTAACTTCGGTATAGGTGGTATTATAATTCCGTTTTCATACCGGCTTATAATTGATTGCTCAATACCTGTTATTTCTGCTAGTTCTTCTTGAGTTATATTTTTTTGAATTCGAATGTTACGAATATTTTTTCCTACTTTCATTGCTGTCACCTCCTGCTACTTATAATTTAATTATATGCGTTTTAGGCATATTGTCAATATAAAAATATCTTTTATACGCATATAAAATTGATTTATGTCCATTTCCCTTGCAATATCTCTTAATCTCTTATATCATTAGATTATATAAATATGCTTCTTACGAATATTAATGTACAGGTGATAATATGTTTGATTTAGGTGCTCGTATTAGAGAATTAAGAAAACTAAATAACGTAACTGCTGTTAAATTATCAGCTAAACTTGGTATATCTCAAGGTCAACTAAGCAGAATAGAAAATAATGTTAATACTGCTCAATTTGATACCATTATGAGAATATGTGATTTTTTCTCTATAACTCTTTCTGAATTTTTCAATGATGATAATTCAGAACATATAGTTCTCACTTCCGAACTCAAAGAACTTTTAAACAGTGCTAAAGATTTAACTCCTTCCCAACTTGAAGCTATACAATCAATAATCAAAGCTATCAAGGAAGGGAGGTGAATAATTATGTCCGTAGATTTTGAAAAATTAATTACTGATTACCTACAAGAAATTAAAGCTAAAAACCCAAACCCTGACAATGACCCATATAAAGGTCTTTCTACAGTTATCTGTGAAACATCTGCAAAAGTTTGCGTAGACTTACTTAGAAGATATGAAGAATTAAAATCTAAAGAAGAAAGCTAGATTTCAATTTTTCAGCGATTATCTTAACAATTTCTTCTGTGGTTGGCTGTCCTTGAACTTGCTCTTCAAGTGCAGCTACCCTTTGCTGTAGTTCTTTAACTTGTTGCTCTAAATTGTTCATCACACGACCTCCTTTTGGATTAGCTCTGTTTCTTTATTAAATAAAGGTTTATCATAAAAGTTCGTTATTAACATTAATATATACGCATTTTTAGATACTCCTAATTCTTTAGCTTTGTTTGTTAGTTTTTCATCAAGTTCTTTAGGTATTCTTAATGTAGTTTGATTTCTCTTTGATGAATTCACTATGATTTCACCTCCTATATTTTATATTTTAAAGTGAATTCACTTTGTTGTCAATATAATTCTTATAATATTTCTAAAAAAATGTTATTATGATGTCATACTGCTATCATTACGAGGTGTTAAAATGGCTACAGATAAAAGACAATTCACTTTAAGGTTACAAGAAGAAAATTTTAAAAAAATAAAATATATTTCTGATAAAAATAAACGTTCCATTTCCATGCAGATAGAATATTTAGTTGAACAATGTATTAAAAACTTTGAAAAAGAAAATGGAAATATTGAAGTTAAAGAAGATTGAATTCTACCTTTAGCTTTAAGGATTGGATTTAAAATCTAATCCTTGGTTGGCTGTCCTTGAACTTGCTCTTCAAGTGCAGCTACCCTTTGCTGTAGTTCTTTAACTTGTTGCTCTAAATTGTTCATCACACGACCTCCTTTACTTCGCTTAACCCCAAAAGTTCGCTTATTGATATTTCTAGGGCTTCAGCAAGTTTTAAAACTATATCTATTGATGGATTAGTATATTTACCAGATTCTATTTCACATATATAGGATTGAGATATACCACTTTTTTTAGAAAGACGATATTTAGTGATACCTTTTATTTCTCTTATTTTTTTTAAATTATCACTTAACATTTAATTACCTCCTATACTATTAATTATATCGGTATAGCTAAGTATTTCAAACTAATTATAACGGTATAATTAAGTATTTAAACTGTTTAGCTCTCATTTACTTTAATTATCTTGACCTTACTATAACAAACATATAAAATTATAATTAAGTATACCGAAGTAACTTAAAGGAGCCTTTGTTATGAATTTTGGAACTAGACTTTCTGAACTTATAGATAAATTTAATATTAGTACATATAAATTGAGTAAACTTTCTGGAGTAGCTCAATCAACCATAAGCGATATAGTCAACGGTAGAAATAAGAATCCTTCTCTTGAAACTCTGCTTAAATTTTCGTCATCTTTAAATATAACTCTTTCAGAGCTTATAGGTGAAACTGAACTTAAGTTGACTCCAGATCTTAAAGAGTTAGTAGACGGAGCTAAAGACCTTACCCCAGAGCAATTAGAATTACTATCTAAATTCATACAATCTCTAAAATAAACCGAAAGGAGTCTTTACTATGAACAATGAAGAAAAAATATTAAATGTATTAGACAATCTTTCAAATAAGGTTGATTCAATTCAATCTCAAGTTCAAGAAAATACTCAAATACTCAAAGCTTTAGAGCATAGTTCACAAGAACATAAAGCTTTACTTGATCAACTCAACCATAGGGTCGCATCAGTTGAAGGTAAAATTGATACCATATCAAAAGATTTAACTATGGTGGAAGCTGTTGCTGGCAAGAACATGACCGACATAGCTTTTCTTAAGGGTGTTAGGTAGATGGAACTATATCTCTTTAGCTCGCTACCTCCTCATTTTTCGTTCTTGTAGGAACGCAATTGGGTAAAAAAATAAAGTCTTTAAAATTTAATTCATTGTTTTCACAATATACCATAAGTTTCCCAAAAAACTGCGCTCCGGCACCAGTGCCATCTTTCAATATCTTTGATACCTGACCTCTGTCAATACCTAAAGCTAAGGCAAATGATGTTTTATTTCCCTTAAAACACTGGTTTACTAAATTTCTTAGAGCAGAAATATTAGGCTGCATTATATCATCTCCTTTCGTTCATATTTTCACGTTTCCATACTTGAATAATACCATCTTCCTGTTAAGGTGTCAATACTTTTTACGTGAAAAAAAGTTACACTATAAAATGTTGCTTTTTTTCACGATTGATATAAAATTAATCTAAGGAGTGATTTAATTGTTTGATAAAGTACATTTTAAAAATATATTAGAAACGGCACTTGGTAAAAGAACAAAAGAGGAATATTCTAAGGACAGTGGCGTAAGTCGTGGATATATTTCAAAATGTATTAATATGAAAATATCTAATCCGCCCTCTCCTGAAATTCTAAAAAGATTAGCTTCAAAAGCTCATAATAATGTGACCTATGAAGATTTAATGAGAGCTGCAGGTTATATTGACACTGATAATGAAGATGAATATATTACAACTGATAATTTTAATAATAATCCTTTTGGTAATAAGATAAAAGAATTGAGAGAGGAAATGAACTGGACTCAAGATCATTTAGGTAAATTATTAAATGTTAAAAGGGCTGCTATATCAAAATATGAAAATGGTAAAGTTCCTCTTACGGATGAAATATTAATTAAATTATCTAAAATATTTGATGTTTCATGCGATTATATATTAGGTGTTTCGAACAAAAGAAATGATTCTAAAGTTGAAAATAAAAAATCTTTCATGGAAAAAATTGAAGACCTAAGTCCTGAAAGTAAAGAAGAACTTGAAAAATATATTGAGCTATTAAAATTAAAAGATAGCCTGGATAAGAATAAAGACGAACAATCAGCTACCTTGGATCAAGGCGTTTGTTGAATGAATTGAAGAAAAAGAAGAAAAAATACTGAAACCTTTATAGCTATAAAGCTAATTGGATATAAGTTTAATAAACAAGGGGGGAGATGTTTATGGGATCATTCAAAAATGAAAAAGTTTTGGCTTTAGAAAAAGAAATATTCAATTTAAAATCTGAGTTTGAAAAACTAAAACTAAAATATCATAAAGAAGAAATTAAATATCTTGATTTAAAAACTGAACTATCAGAGTTGGATAATGAAATTAAGATTAAGAAAGAATCTCTAAAAGCTTTAGATTACGCAATTGAATTAAAAACTAAAAGAAGTCATGAACTTAAAGAGACATTAGACAGAAAAGAAATTAAAATAAAAAAGGAAAAATTAAAATCATATTATCGCCATACTTCTAAATAAAATTCGTTATAAATGGAGGTAATTGTTCATGAAGAAGAAATGGTATTTACAAACTTGGATTATTGCATTAATGTTTGCTTTTTGGTTTTTTATAATTCCCGGAATAATAGGAATTATTTTGCTGATTTTAAGTATAAAACAAGATAAATTAATTAAAGAAGACCAAAAAACTTTATTTTTAAAAATTGAAAAATTAAAGAGTGAATCATTAGGCGCTAAAAAAGAAGAGTTGGGAAAAATTAATGTTGAAATTAACAATTCAAGAGAAAAACTAAAAAACATAAATGAAGAGTTAAATAATATTACGGAACTATTCAATAAAAACAAAAATGAAAATAGCAAACTCTCTTCTGATAATGAATCATTATTAAAACAAAATGAAGAGTTATTGCTAAATGTCCATGACTTAAATTCAACAATAGCTGAACAACAGTCATTAATTAATAAAAATAACGAATCTATCAGACTTGCCAAAGAATTAGTTTCTAAAAAAGAAGAACTTGATCACGAGCTACAAGAAAAGCAAAAGGAATTATCTGTTAAGAAGAAAGAAATTGCACATGAATTAGAAGAAAAACGAAAAGAATTAATTATACTAGATGATGAACTTTTATTTCAATCAGTTGGATTATATACTCCTCAATATAACTTAACCAGTTCTACAGCCTATAAAGTTAAACTTGATGAAATAAGAACCTCACAAAAACAAATGGTAAAAAACAAAACGGCAGTATCATTTTTTGATGGCTGGATAGTAGAAGATAGTGTTGCAAAAGGTAAAGCTATGACTAACGATAACATAAAACTTATACTACGTTCGTTTAACAATGAATGTGAAGCTGCTATATCAAAAGTGAAATTCAGTAATATTGAAAGCATGAGAAAAAGAATCAATAAGTCGTTTGAAACTTTAAATAAATTAGGGGAAAGAATGAAAATATCAATAGAACCAGAATATTTAAACTTAAAAATTCAGGAATTAGAACTTGCTTATGAATATGAAGTTAAAAAGCAGGAAGAAAAAGACGAACAATTGGCAATACGTGAACAGATGCGTGAAGAGGCTAAAGCTCTCAAAGAAATTGAAAATGCCAAGAAAAAGATTGAAAAAGAGGAAAATCATTTTCAAAATGCAATTAAAGATATCAATGAGCAATTATCTACAGCTAACCAAGATGAAAAATCTAAATTATTAGATAAATTAAACGCACTTACAATGTCATTGAATCAATTAGGAAAAGATAAAGAAGATATAGCTAATAGAGAGAAAAATACCCGCGCCGGCTATGTATACATAATCTCTAATATAGGATCTTTTGGAGAAAATATATATAAAATCGGAATGACTAGACGATTAAACCCTGATGAAAGAGTTAGAGAATTAGGAGATGCCTCAGTTCCTTTTAAATTTGATGTACATGCTATGATTTTTAGTGAGGATGCTCCCTCTTTAGAAAATGCTCTACATAAAAAATTTGACGATAGACGTGTTAATAGAATAAATGCTAGAAAAGAATTTTTTAAAGTTTCTCTAAAAGAAATTGAAGAAGAAGTAAAGAAAAATTTCAATGAGGTAGTTGAATTTACCAAGATTGCGGAAGCCTGTGAATATAGACAAAGTTTAAAGATGATAAATACAGATGATAACCCAATAGCTTCTTAAAATAGTTAGTTCAATATAAATTTAATAAATAAAAGAGCCTATTTTTTTAAAGGCTCATTTGTATCCGTAAATTTTACATCTATCAATTTTCTTGCAGTTTCCTCTGGAAATATTGTCACTAGTAAATGATTAATTTGATACTCTAGTATAACTATACGTTTAAGTGCCGAAAAAAGGCATATAATTAATCCTAAAATAACAGCACTAATAAAATAAATATACAAAATCTCACCACCTTTGGAGGTATTTTAATGAATGATATAGATCAAAATATGATAACTGCAATATTTAAAGGCATTGAAATCTTTCTAAAAGGATACTCAACCTTTAGAAAGAAAAACTCTGAGCAATTCATTGGTAAAATATTAAACGGAGATTTATCAAAAGAGAATATTGACAAGTTACTAGACAAAATACATTCTGACAATAATCTTAAATTACAGTTACATTATATCATAGATAAAGTAAGTAATGAACTAATTGGAGATAAAATACAATTGTGGGCAAATGCTTATAAGAATTTATCTAACGACATATATACAAATGAATTTTTCTTAAAAACACTTAGCAACATGAGCTATCTTGAATACATAGTTTTGCAAAGTTATAGTGATAATTCTCAACCTATGAACACATACTCTGAGAGTACCACTATAGTTGCTAAAAATAAACTTGTAGCTATGGGACTTCTTATATATAAAAATTATACCAACCCTTTTAACTGGGGTGATCTTAAAACTGGCACAGATATAAAAACAGAATATATACTATCTGAATTCGGAACTAAAATGCTTGAGTTTTTATCTGATTATAAAGATTAGGTTTAGTAAAAATTCTAGTAGATACTCTTTTTTAATTATTTTTTTCAATAATACTTTTGAGATGTCTACATATTTTAGCTTCATCCGAAAATTCGTATTCATTACAGGAGCTAAATTCAGAATCAGTAAATTCTAAAGCTTCTATAATTGTTTGGATTTGTTCTAACGTTAAACTAACATTTATAGTTTGCATAGCAAAAACCTCTCCATATTTTATTACATTATATCACTTCTTAATTTAAAAGAGAAATAATTTCTATATATGATATAATATAGATCAAGAGAATAAAAATGTTTTTTAGTTGGCCATCTCCCAGTGTTTTATCTCTTACAAAAGAGGTCGTTGCGGTTAATTTGACAGCAGAGGAGGTGGCAGTGTGGGTGGATATATTGTTATTGCAGCTATGGTATGCGTTACTATAATCGGCATAGTAGGTATTTTTGCTATGCTTGCATACTTAAAAGAAAAAGCTATTCTTAAATATAAGAACAGCTCTAAAGTTGGCGATAATGAAATTTCAATTACCGTTGACGATAACAAAGATAAAAACTCAAAAAACTAAAAATGCACCCTTCGACTAAGTGCATTTTTAAACGCTAAAAATAGTTAACTTTAAAAACCGTAACGGCTTCTTTTAAATATATTATACCACAATTATATTAAATTTAAACTTGTTTAGCCTTAATTTTAAAATCAAATTATAAGATGTTTATGTATCTATGGTTACTCATTTTATAATCTTTCAAGTAATTTACTTATTATTTTTAATTCCCTTTCTCCTATCAAATTCAGATATCAAGTATCCAAGCTCCTCATGTGTTAATTCCTCTGTTACCGCATCTGCAAGAAGTTCTGCATATCTTTTTTTCAGTTCTTCTTTATTTTTTGGAATTGAAATAATAACTGAATACATTCAAACAACTCCTGTATTAAAAACATATCCATCTTATGTTATGTTAGATTTACTAATATTGTTACTTCACACTAGATAATTTTAAGTTTATAAAAAATGATATAATAAAATAAATGCTACAAAGGGGGTTAAAAGTAATGCTAAAAGTAGCTATATACAGCAGAAAATCAAAGTTTACCGGCAAGGGGGATTCTGTAGAAAACCAAATAGAAATGTGTAAGCAGTATATTATGAATCATTTAGAGGGAGATGTCGATTTTTTAATTTATGAAGATGAAGGCTTTAGTGGTAGCACAATAAACAGGCCTCAATTTAAAAAGTTAATTCAAGATATAAAACTTAAAAAGATAAATTATTTAGTATGTTATAGGTTGGATCGTATCAGCAGAAATGTATCTGATTTTTCCTCTACTTTAGAATTATTGCAAAATTACAATGTAAGTTTCATAAGCATAAAAGAACAGTTTGATACAAGTACCCCAATGGGAAAGGCCATGATATATATTGCCAGTGTCTTTGCACAGCTAGAAAGAGAGACGATCGCAGAACGTGTAAAAGATAATATGCTTGAATTAGCTAAGAATGGTAGATGGACCGGAGGAAAAATACCTTTAGGATTTACCTCTAAAAGAAAAAAATACAGAGATAAATCTGGTTTAGAAAGAGAATTTTCTATTCTTGAAATAAATAAGGAGGAAATGGACTTCGTTAAATTTTTATATGAAAAATATTTAGAAGTTGGTAGCCTCCATAAGTTAGAAGTATATATGACTGAAAATCAAATAAAATCAAAAAATAATATTTTATTTGAAAAATCCACTTTAAAAATCATCCTCCAGAATCCTATATATGTAAAAGCTAATGCAGCAGTAATTGAATATTTGGAATCGAATGGATGGAACATTTATGGTGAAGCAGATAATATTCATTCCTTACTCACATACAATAAAACTAGACAAGTAATAAGAAATGGTAAGCGTACTAAATCCCTCAATCCCGAAAGCGAACGATTCGCTTCTGTAAGCAATATAACGGGAGCACTGGAACCTGACCTATGGTTAAAGGTTCAGAGTCAATTTGATAGAAATAAAGATACTTTTCCTAGATTAGGTAAAACCCATAATGCTTTATTGACTGGAAAATTAAAATGTGGCCGGTGTAAAGAATATATGCTAGTACAACATGGAAGAGTTTCTAAACTTACTGGAGAAAAACTCTTCTATTATGTGTGCTCACTAAAACGAAAATCACACAAAAAATTTTGCGATAATAAAAATGCTAAAGCTGCAGAACTTGAAAGTTTGGTATTATTAAGCTTAAAAAAGCTGGGCAATGAACAAAAAGAATTTATGGATAGGTTGAAAGAAAATTATAATTCTAAATTAAAAGATGATAGCAAAAGCGAAAAAATGTTACTAGATAAAGCTTTAACCGAAAAGAAAAATCAAATTGATAATCTACTAAATATGCTTTCAAAAAGTAAGGATATAGAAGATGTAATGATTGATAAAATTAAATCTATAAAAAATGAATGCATAGAAATCGAAAAGAGGCTAACTGTTCTTGATGATGAAAGCAAAAAGGATAAAGTGGAAAAAATCAACTTAGATTTAATAGAAAATATATTATGCGATTGTGCAGTAATAGATGAGCTCCCACGTGTCAAACAAAAACAGATTATTAATACATTGATAGATGTTATATACTGGTACGGAGACAAAAACAACAACGGAAAAGTATTTATAAAATTTATAGGTTCCGATAAAGATGATTTTGAAGAAATTGAATTACCTGATATAGATTTTTCCAATACTATGTTGCAGTTTTGTTCACCTAGCACACGTAAAACTTATGACCTCTTATTACCCCTTAGATAA